TCCGATTTTCTTTGGTTTATGCTTTAAAAAATAGTGTGAGGGGAAAGAACTATATCAATCAATACGAAACTGATATTGCTTCTTACTGTGCCCAAAGAGATAAAAAATACGATGGAGTTATTTGTGGACACATTCATTCTGGAAATATTCGTAACTTTGAAAAGATTACTTATATGTGTTGTGGAGATTTTGTGGATACCTGCTCTGCAATTGTGGAAAAAAATGGAATTTATTCACTTGAAAAATATCGATGATTACTACAGAGACGCCATATAAACTCGCAGAGATTATTAGAGATACTTGGCCAGGTCTTTACAGACCGGCAAAAGAAACTTATAATATAAAAAGTCAGAAGAAAAAGAATGTATGATTATTGGGTAGTGACAGATAAAACCATAGGTAGAGTGATTGCTCACTGCGGTGAAGAAAAAGATGCTTTAATGTTAGTTGGATTTGATAAGAACAGAAGAACTTATCGAAAGCAAAAGTTCATTATGGACCAAGTCATTACGGTAACAACGACAACAGACAAACAACTTCCGGGTCAACAAGGACTACCTGCTGCAAAAGAAGAACTACCTCCTGTAGATTTTCAACAACAAGTATGGTTGCCTGAGGGACAAGGAATTCCAGTTAATGCTAAATAACTTTCAGTTTAGTGAGAATCATGAAGTTTACAGTTTATTCAAAAGACGGTTGCCCATATTGCACAAAAGTCCAACAGGTGCTAGAGTTAGCAGAACTGCAACATGTAGTTTACAAACTTGGAGTGGATTTTAGTCGTGAAGAATTCTATGCAGAATTTGGACAAGGTTCTACTTTCCCCCAAGTTATTGTAGATGAAAAACATATTGGTGGATGTACTGATACCGTTCAATATCTGAAGGAGCAGAATTTGGTTTAATGGATAGCAACTTTCACGAAGTTTATGGTGATGTTGAAAAAGCGATTGATTATGCTTTTAAAGGACAGTTTGTTTTAAAGTTTTATGATTATCTAAAAGTTCGTGGAACCAAAAGAATAGAAGTTGAAGAGTTTATTGAAAGTGCAACTGCAAGTGAGTTAAGTAATCTTGTAATGGATCTTGATGATTATCTTGAAGGTGGTTCTGATGAAATGCACAAACAACTTCGTGAAGGTTATGGACACATTCCAAAACCACAGGCAAGAAAAATCAGAAACTACTTATATGCTATCTTAGAGGATGCATGGAAATATAGTCATGACAAAAGACCAGGACGAAGGAAAAAGGAAACTAAATAATGATGAACCCCAAATTAATCGGGGTGTTGAGTTATTACTACGCAATAGGAGAAGATCAGAAAAACCAAAAACTTTTCAAGTGAAGTTTGGTAAGATGATCTCTCTCTTCCGCAGAGAGTTTCATTTCTTTATAGACTTTCATTTTGACATAAGAAAAAAGTAAATTCTCTGGAGAAGACAAATGTTAGCAGTAACTCTAACCATAGGAACACTGGTCTCAATTATGTTCTTTTTTGTAGGAGGAGTAGTAGGATGGTTAGCAAAAGAACACTTCTACCAAACTCAACCAGTTTACGTTCACCCAGAGATGTTTGATTCAAATGGGAATATAATACCCGACGAAATTTTAGCTGTGAGATTTGAAAACGATTATGAGTACACCGACGAAGACGAAGAAGACGACGATTGAAAAACCAATCGATACTCTTCCCCCAAATCCTTTTGTATATGAAATTTTAGAGCTTGCTTCGAAGCAAAGAAGTAATGCTAAAAAAGTGGAGGTTCTTAAAACTTATGCACACGATTCTGTTAAAAGTATTTTTATTTGGAACTTTGATGAATCAGTAATAAGTCTCCTCCCAGAAGGTGATGTTCCTTATGCTGATGCAAATGATCAGACTGTTTACTCAGGAACTCTCTCTGAGAACTTAGCAAAAGAAGCATCTGGTGGAGAGTCTGCTACGGGACAAGATCTTGATGGTAGAGGTAAAACATCACTTAGGAGAGAGTATCAAAATCTCTACCATTTTGTAAAAGGTGGTAACCGAAATCTAAATAATATTCGTAGAGAGATGATGTTCATCAATCTTTTACGAGGACTTCATCCCAAAGATGCAGAAATATTAATTCTTACAAAAGATAAAAAACTTTCATCTAAGTATAAAATCACAAAAGAAAATGTAGCAGAAGCTTATCCCGACATTCAGTGGGGAGGTCGTTCGTGACAGTTGCTGTAGATACGGAGAAAAGTATGGCAGAAAAAGAAAAAGAAGAAAAAAATATTCTGCCTAGTAGTTATGGATGTGAAGTATTGCTTCAAGGCACTACATTAGATAAAGTAAAAGATCCTTCTTTTCCAACTGACGCTTTCTTAATTTGGTATAATAATGAAGGATCCAAAAAACTTGATTTAGTAAGAGGGTCTAGATCTCGTATATTTGATATGTACTATGATAAATACGGTCCAGGAGCTATTCAAAAGATAGACTTTGGATATGGAAGAACAAACCCTAAACTATGGGGATATAAACAACCAGAAAAGAAAAAGAAGAGATGAGCGAAGGTTTTAGAGGATTTGCTAAACCAGCAAAAGATAAAGAACTTAAACTGTATATTAAAAACAGAGAAGTTGAAAAACTTATTAAAGAATATAAAAAACTTAAAAAGTATCAAAAATCATCAATATTTGAGATTGAAAAACTTTCTGGACAAGAAACTAAGATAGATAAATTACTAAACGAATATGGGATAGACCCCGAAGCAATTGAATAATGGGAAAGCATTATCTTCTTAACTTGTATGAATGCTCGTTTGTCCTTTTGGATGACGAGCGTTGTCTTATAGATCTATTAGAAAATGCAGCAATTGCAAGTGGTGCTACTGTGGTACAAACTATTTCAAAGAAATTTGAACCACAAGGAGTTACTGTAATTTGCCTATTGTCTGAAAGTCATATCAGCATTCACACTTGGCCCGAAGAAGGTAAGGCAGCAGTAGACGTTTATACTTGCGGCGATTGTAATCCTAAGATCGGATGTGACATTATCATCCAACAACTTTACGCACAAAATCATACCTTGAGTTATATTGAAAGGTAATGCTAAATAACCCTATATGGAGATTGCATATGCTCTCTACACAATATCGTTTGCGTCTTGAAGCAATCTGCGAACGAATTGCAAAACATGAAGAAGTAAGTTTAGAAGACATGATATGGGCAGAGAAACTTGCTAAAGCAAATAGAGCGGCAGCAACCATTCTGCGACAAGCAAGAAGAACCGCAGAAAATCCTAATATGATGGAGGGAGATATGGATGATTTTTTAAACCAACTTGACATCGGTGGAATAGGCAACGAACGTTTTGGCAAACGTGGATTTGATGACATCGATGATATGGTTGATTGGTGGACAAAAGATAAACCTGATGACTGGCGGCAGCGAGATTAAAACGGTATCACATTTTACAAAACTTCTTGACTAAATACGTCATGAGGTCTATAATGACTTTACGTTCATCCAGGTAACTGGACGCAAGTAGGACGGCGGAACGGATCGTTCATTCGCTATTCGCAAATAGCGAACGCAAACCGCCCGAAGGAACGGGACTAACCATCTCATTTCTTTGGAGGAACCCCCAATGTCTAAAGTAGTTTATCGCGGTGTTGAGTATGACACCGAAGCACGTCGTCAGGCACAGCAGCAGGTACAGCAACAACCCCAACAGTACAACGAAGTTTATCGCGGAGTTAAGTACACTAAGGAGGGGCATAAATGAAAAAACTTAATGTTCTCCAACTCATCAAAGAGCAGAAGCAAAAAGAAGAGAGGCGTCGTAAAGCATCTCTTGCTACTCTAGTAGCAGCAAAATGATTCAGAGGGGTCTTGACGACCCCTCTTTTTTTGGGTATAATTAGCTTTGTCAGCATTCATATGAATGGATAAAGAGAAGCTTAAGTTAATCGTCAGAAACCTTGAGTCTTTAGTAGAATGTCTAAAGTCAGAGATTTATTCTGATGTAGATTCTTATAAAACAAGCTATGAAGAAGTAGCACCTTACATTTCAGATTACGACGAAGTATTTTATGAAGACGATGATGAATGAACTAACAGAGTTTGAGTTTATGAAACCAGAAGTAAAACTCATTAGTGTTACTCCAGATGCAGAGAAGCATATGGCTTACTGTGCTAGGGTAAGTAATCCTGCTAATCAAGAGAATGAAAAGTTCTCTGGACTGCTCAAGTATTGTATCCAGCATCAACACTGGAGTATCTTCGAACAGGCCAGCATGACTGTAGAGATCAATACTACAAGAGGTATTGCAGCTCAAATCTTACGTCATAGATCCTTCACATATCAAGAATTTTCACAGCGTTATGCTGATAGTACTCTTCTTGGTAAAACGATTCCTCTTCCCGAACTTCGCAGACAAGATACTAAAAATCGTCAGAACAGTATCGATGACATTCCCGACTATTTGAAACTAACCTTGCTCGAAGATATTCGTATTCACTATGAGAGTGCTCTGAGACTCTACAACCGTCTTCTGGAGAAAGGTGTGGCAAAAGAGTGTGCAAGGTTTGTATTGCCCTTGGCGACGCCTACAAGACTCTATATGACTGGTTCTGTGCGATCCTGGATTCATTACATCGATTTGCGATCTGCTCACGGTACACAGAAAGAACATATGGAGATTGCTGAACTAGTTCGTTGTATCTTTACTTGTCAGTTTCCTGCGGTATCTGAAGCACTTGGTTGGACTCGTGAGGGATGTGAAGAATGTTTAGATGCACCTTCTATTACTATTGAATAAATATTTTTACAAATTATTAACAATCTATGGCAATATATCCAATCGTACATAAAGATACTGGCGAAAAGAAAGTCATCGAAATGAGTGTTCATGATATTCAGAAATGGTATGAAGAAAATCCAGAATGGAGAAGAGATTGGTCTGAGGGGTGTGCAACACCCGGGGAAGTTGGAGACTGGCAAAATAAGTTAGTCTCTAAACACCCTGGATGGAACGAAGTTCTTAAATCCGCATCAAAAGCCCCAGGCGCAAGAATCAAACCACTCTGATAGGTTATGCCAGCAAAAAGAAACGCTCCAAAGTCACCCGTCCCATTTGGAATGAGTAATAAACAAATGAAAAGAAAAAAACCACTCAACTCTGACTTGATGAGAAAGATTGAGCCTCTGACAAAAAATCAGGAGGAACTTTTTCGTTGTTATAAGTTAGATCAAAACCTTGTTGCTTATGGTTGTGCTGGTACAGGTAAGACATTCATCACTCTCTATAATGCTTTAAGAGATGTACTTGATGAAAAAACCCCTTACGAAAAAATTTATCTTGTACGTTCTCTTGTAGCAACGAGAGAGATTGGTTTTCTTCCTGGAGACCACGAAGACAAATCTTCGCTTTATCAGATTCCATATAAGAATATGGTAAAGTATATGTTTGAGTTGCCATCGGAAGCAGACTTTGAAATGCTTTATGGTAATCTCAAAACTCAAGGAACAATCAGTTTTTGGAGTACATCTTTTATTCGTGGAACAACTCTTGATAACTCAATCATTATTGTTGATGAGTTTCAAAACTTGAATTATCATGAACTTGATAGTATAATCACTAGAGTAGGTGAAAATAGTAAGATCATGTTCTGTGGTGATGCCACTCAATCTGATCTTATCAAGACGAATGAAAAGAATGGAATTATTGATTTCATGAAAGTGCTTCGTATTATGCCTTCGATTGATATTATTGAATTTGGAGTTGATGATATTGTTCGCTCTGGATTAGTGAAAGAATACATTCTTGCTAAAATGGAAATTGGTTTATGAACTTTATTCATCATAATTTTTTAGGTGACCTTGAACTAGAAAAGAAAGAACAAAATGGCATCCGTCTCTACAATCTTCCAAATGGAGCATGGGTGCCTTCTATTACTTCAGTTACTTCATTCTATAATCGTCAGATTTTTGTAAAGTGGAGAGAGCGTGTAGGACTTGAAGAAGCAAATCGTATTACACGTCAAGCAACTGCAAGAGGAACAGATTTTCACCAAGTCTGTCAAGACTACCTTGAAAACAAAGAACTCAACTGGGATGATTATCAACCTCTGACAAAGTTTATGTTTCATCATGTTAAATGTGAACTTGACAAGATAAATAATATTCATGCAATCGAAAGAACACTTTATTCTGAGTATCTTGGACTAGCAGGAAGAGTAGATTGTATTGCAGAGTATGAAGGAGAACTTGCAGTTATAGACTTTAAAACCTCAACTAAGATTAAACCAGAAGCATGGATTGAAAACTATTTTGTTCAAGAAATGTTCTATGCTGCTGCATACTATGAGTTAACTGAAATCCCTATTAAAAAGTTAGTTACATTAATGGTAACTCCTGGTGGTGAAGTTAAAGTGTTTGACAAAAGAAACAAAGGGGACTATATTAAACTATTAGTTCGTTATATTAAAGAATTTGTACATCACAATATTGGGTCAGATGGAGAATGAATTAGAAAAAGCATTAGAAGGTAAATTCTTTTGTCCGTCAAGATTTGCTCAGGAAATTGAATCTCTTGTTCATGCTAATGATGACATGAGTTATATTGACGCAATCGTTCATTTTTGCGAAAAGAATAATATTGATGTAGAATCAGTACCTAAACTTATTTCGAAACCTCTGAAAGAGAAAATTAAGTATGAGGCTATGGAACTTAATTTTCTTAAGAGGAGTTCGAGAGCAAGACTACCCCTTTGATAAATGATGCCGGTTGATGCCTATCGTTGTTATCTGTCTTTAAAGAATCATTTTACGAAAGACAGTTACGACTACCACAAATACTGTGGTAAAAGTCGTGCGACTGTACAATCTTTCTACAAACGGAAAGATCGTTTCTGGTTCGAAAAAGTCTCCAGACAAAAAACAGATCAAGAAATCGTTGAGTTCTTTGTATCAAACTTTATCACCTGTACTGATCCAAGTAAACTTTGGATAGGAGAAATGATGAGAGAAGGTGAGGAAAGATATGAAGCATGGAAGAAAAGAAATCAATCACTTTCTTATGTTTTTAAAGAAGAAACTCAAAAACTTTTTGAAGACCTAAAGGTAGATGAAGTATTTGACTGTAAAAAAGGTCATCCACCCGTCTTAAAAAATTTCCTGAACGGGAATATTAGTATAGAAACCTTGGTAATCTATGATAAAATATTCCTGTTCGGGAAAGATTTTGATAAGAAACTTTTGGACCCTGTGTGGGAAACCGTCAGTATGAAAATGAAAAAGTACAGTCCCTTTCTAAATATTGATGTACAGCGTTATCGCAAACTTTTGAAAGAAGTTATTTTAGGAGAAAAATGAGTTTCTTCAAATCTGAAGTTGTCCGTGCAGAGATGACTGAAATTGGTGAGATGCAAGAAGATGTTTATAAAAATGTCTTTAAGTTTCCCACGATGACAAAAGAAGAAAAACTAGAGCATGTAAAACTCTTGGAAAAACTTCTTGATAAACAAAAGGTTCTGTATACTCGTTTAAGTTTATCTGATGACCCAGAAGCGATTCAGATGAAGGAACGAATTGCGGAGTCTGCTTCTATGATGGGTCTTCCATCAAATGTTGATATGAATGTGATCTTCAATAATATGTCAAGTATGCTAGATGTGATGAAGCAGCAGATTGACAAGACGGGTTCCGACCTGTAGAATAACGAAGTACACAAAAGCCAAATCCTTACAAATACGAGGTAATCTAATGTCTTTTAACGATCTCAAAAAGCAATCTTCTCTTGGTTCGCTGACTGCGAAACTGGTAAAGGAAGTAGAGAAGATGAGCACAACTTCCAACGGTGCTGATGAGCGTCTCTGGAAACCCGAAATGGATAAGACTGGCAACGGTTTTGCAGTCATTCGTTTCCTTCCTGCACCTGAGGGTGAAGAACTTCCCTGGGCTAAGATGTACTCTCATGCATTCCAAGGTCCTGGTGGTTGGTATATTGAAAACTCCTTGACTACTGTTGGTGGTAAAGATCCAGTTTCTGAATACAACCGCGAACTTTGGAATAGTGGTAGTGAAGCAGATAAAGAAACTGTTCGTAAGCAGAAGCGTAAACTGTCTTACTACAGCAACATCTACGTTGTAAAAGATCCTGCTAATCCTGCAAACGAAGGTCGTGTCTTCCTGTTCAAGTATGGCAAGAAAATCTTTGATAAGATTATGGAAGCCATGCAACCTGAGTTTGAGGATGAAACTCCTATCAATCCTTTTGACTTCTGGCAGGGTGCTAACTTCAAACTCAAAATCGTAAAGAAAGATGGGTATTGGAACTATGACAAGTCAGAATTTGACCGCGTTGCACCACTCTTGGATGATGATGATGCTCTTGAATCCGTCTGGAAGAAAGAGTACTCTCTCGCAGCGGTAACTGCTACTGATCAGTTCAAGTCTTATGAAGATCTTGAAAAGCGTCTGAAGTATGTTCTGGGTCAAAAGTCTGCCGATCGTCCTCGTCTGGATGAAGAAGTAGAAGATGAAGATAATGATCGTGGAACCTATACTCCAGATTTTACTTCACGTCGTCCTGAACCTGAACTTCCTGCAGTAGAATCTTCTGTTCTTCGTCCTTCAAATGATGAAGACGAAGATGATGCTCTCTCTTACTTCCAGCGTCTTGCCGAGGAGTGAAGTATAATCAAATCTGCTTGACTCTTTTGGTCATAGCAGCTTATGCAAATCTACTACTGAAATAGTCTAATATTATCAGCAGTCTTCATGGTTTCACTCTTATATTGAGTGGAACCTTTTCTGTATGTCATAATGTCTTCTAAATCATCAAGTACAATATTTAAGTATCTTGGTTTTAGTAAGAAAATATTCCTTTTATCATTTTCTACTTGTTCCTCATACTCATAGTTTGTTACAGTAATAACGGCATTATCACTTGATATTGTTATTTGTTGATCAATAAAGAAGTCATAGAAAGAAACGGAATAATCAGATTCTACTTGAAGTCCTGCAGGAACAATCACAACACCTTGACTATTTTTAATTTCAACGGTTTCATAATGATGCACTCCATTATACAGAGTGTCATAATCACCATACTTGTCAAGAACAAATCTATCAAAATCGTTTTGTGGTAATGGCCATTCGGTTTGAATATTGATTACATTATTGCATACTAAAACCAACCAATCTAAGTTAGAGTTGTTATAGAACTTGAATGCAACGTTATCTGGTCTATCATCACCTTCAATTTTATATTTTGTGAAAACTGATAGGTCTTGGAAAATATCCTCTCTCAGTTTTCCTTTCTTAAAAAGATTTTTTACAGGAACGTAATCAGATATTTTAGCATTTGGTAATCTGCTAACGTATTCAAAATCGGGAAGTCTGCGGAAGTAATCTGACATTTTTTTATGGTTTTGAACTTTGAGATTCTCTAAAAAGTAAATCTTGTGGCATAGAACTTCCAGTATTTCCATAATCTTCATTAAATACTGGTTCAAGTTCTTGGAAAGTCATTTGTATTTCATAAGATACCATTACACCATCAAGAAATGTTGCATATTGACCTTCTGGTGTGTAGTTAACTATGAATGATTGGAGAGCACATTCTTTAATTGCTCCAATATAAGGATGATCTGCATCAGCACCTTTTGGTCTATAAAGATAATTTATATTAAATGTGTGAGGAGATTTTAAATATAAATTTGATATTGACTTTTGTGGCGACATTCCTTGCTTAAAAAATCTTATGATTTGAATTATTTGTTTTGCTTCATTTGGACTTCTTGCAGACATTTTAAATGTAAAATTAAAAGGTCTTAGTGTCGGTGCATTAAATAGAAGTTCCATATTTGGATTAAAAATAGCACCTTGAGTTCTTGCAAGTAATCCACCAATACCAGTCGATGCTTCTGTAAATTTTGTTGCTACTGCATTTTTAACTTCTCCAGAATTTGCAGCAACTCCTTCCACAGCACCTCCTACAGTATCTGCTGCTGCACCGAATCCACCTTTTATTCCAGCCAAAGCAATATTTGCTAATAATGCTTTGGCTGGGTCCATAGTATCTTGACCCCAACTTACGCCATTACTTTCAGATATTCCTGATGGTATTGGTAAAACAACTGTTCCCAAAAGTGTTCTATTTTTTGTTCTTTCGGCAAATCCTCCAAGATTATCTTGTCCAGTTTGAAATTTTCTTGGTTCATATTTTAACATCGTAAATTTAATCACATCTTGCTTCGTATTAGCAATATCAAGGGGATATATATATTTTCCAAATGAAGAAGATTTGTTTCTTGATAATCCACTACTTTCAATCTTTAAATCAACTGGTTGAGATCCATCGCCAGTTCCATCTGGATTATTTGCACTATTTGGTGATATTAGTTTGTTTGCTGCTGCTTGACCTGCTTCTGGAGTTCCTCCTGCAGATTGAACACCCTTTGATACTGTTGTTTTTGCAGAGTCTTTGATCGTTGTTATTCCCTTTTCACTTGATAATGCTTTTATTTCATTTTGTGTTAAGTTTCCGGCATTTGGATCTGGAGTAAACTTATTTGTTGATGGGTTATATGTTCCTAAACTTTGAAATGTATTAAATGCACCTTGCTTATAAACTTGAGTTATGCCTGTTGTATCATCTACAACAGGCGATAAGATACCTGAAATTCCTGGAACAGCAAACGTATTTTTACCAGGTTCTCCGTATGTTCCTGCCATTAGAAGGGTTTTTATTTATTTAGACGGAATTTTCCATACTGTAAGGAAAGCAACTCATCAAGCTCATTATATTTAACTACATGCAATTTGCCAGCAACTTCTTCCCAAGTGTATTGCCTTCCTTGCCTCCAGTGGAAGTTTATTCCCTTAAATCCCCATCGTTCTAAAGAAGTGCAAGCGATGAGTGGATGTTGATCATATTCTATATTTGGTGTTTTGGGATTGTATATAAATGTATAAAACTTTCCTGGTTCTGGATACAATACTTCTTCTTTAAATATATCCATTATTAATAGCATTATATCTTCTGGATCCGCAGAACCACTTGCTACAACTCTTCTCTGAAGTTCTCTTGTTCTTGCACTTCCTGTTCCTTTGTATTGACCGAAACCTTCTGCCATTACTTGATACCTAGTTCGTCTTCCGTAATGATCATAAACTCTATCAGTCTATCTGCACAAAATTCTTTTGCTGCTTTCCACTTTGCTTGATTGACTTCATATGTCACACATTCGTGAATATAGGATTTTGTAACTCTTGATTTTTTCACGGGAGGTTTTATTTGTTTTTTTGGTTTAACTTCAACTACATAAGTTTTTATCTGACCACTACTTTCCTTCACTTTAATAATAAAATCTGGAAAATATTTGTGTACACGATTATCTACTGGAGAAATGTATGGAATATAAAACTCTTCACTTCCCCACTCTAAAATATTTTCATTCAGATCACACCAATTGCAAAATTTTCTTTCCCAACTACTACGACAAATAATATTGTCTGGATTTCCTTTATATTTTTTGGGATAAGATGGTTTGTATTTACTCTTAATACTTTCTGCCATACATAATATATAAAGATCAAAAAGTATTTATAAATGCCTACCGCAAGGAAAATAGCAGACATTAAATCTAACTTATTGAGACCTGCACTCACATCTCATTTTGAGGTAGAGATTGGACTTCCTAGTGACGCAGCAGAATTTAGAAGATTTTTGGGTTTAAATGAAGTTCCTTATAGTATTACTGATCAAACACGATTACAATTAATGTGTTCAGAAGCAACTCTTCCGGGATCTAATATAGCTACTTTTGATGTTAATGACAATTTTCATGGTGTAACAGAGAGACACGCATACAGAAGAATTTATGATGATCGTATTGATTTAACGTTTTATGTTGATGCTGAAAATTATCTGCCAATTAGATTTTTTGAAACTTGGATAAAATATATTGTAGATGAAAGTAGAGTAAAAAGAAACGGTGTTGGATCTGAAGATCCTAACTATTTTTACAGGGTTAGATATCCTGAAGGTGCTGGGGGATATACTGCTAAAGGATTAAAAGTCATAAAGTTTGAAAGAGATTATAAACAAAAATTGGAATATGAGTTTATAAAATCTTTTCCAATTAGCATTACATCGATGCCAATTTCATATGATTCATCTTCTTTACTTAAATGTACAGTTTCTATGACTTATATTAGATATGTTTTAATACAAGAATCCAATAAAACAGAAACCCTTCCACAATCTAATGTTAATTTAACACCAGAACAATTAGCAAGAATTAATAGTATTTCATTTAATTCTAATGCAAATCTAGGCGTTACTCCACTTACTACTGGTGGGGTTCCTCTTTCTTCTTCACAGGCTTCTGGAAATAATGTTAGTCTCACTTTTTCTGGAGTAAGTTTACTTTGAGCATCTAAATAATCACACCTGAAAACTTCTATAGGACATTATGCCTTTACCAAAGATTTCTACACCATCTTATGAACTTGAATTGCCATCAACTGGAGAAACAATTCAATATAGACCCTTTCTAGTTAAAGAAGAAAAACTTCTTGTGATTGCTTTAGAAAGTGAAGACACAAAGCAAATCACCACGGCGATTAAAACAGTTATCAAAAATTGTATTCTCACGAAAAGCATTAAGGTAGAATCACTTCCTACTTTTGATATCGAATATCTATTCCTCAACATTCGTGGTAAGTCTGTTGGGGAGGAACTTGAAGTTAATGTTATCTGTCCCGATGATGGAGAGACTCAAGTTCCTGTAAAGATTAATCTTGATGATATTGAAGTTCAAAAAAGTGAAGAGCATACTAACAGAATCAAACTTGATGATAATATTATGATGGAAATGAAATATCCATCTTTAGATCAGTTTATCAAAAACAACTTTGACTTTAATGATAAGAATGCGATGGATCAATCATTTGAGTTGATTGGATCTTGTATTGATAAGATTTATACTGAAGATGAAGTATGGTCTGCGGCAGACGTTACGAAAAAAGAGATTGGTGAATTTTTAGAATCTATGAACTCTTCTCAGTTTAAAGATATTGAGAAGTTTTTTGAAACGATGCCAAAACTTTCTCATACGATTAAAGTCACAAATCCAAATACCAAAGTTGAAAGCGAAGTTGTACTTGAGGGCTTAGCGTCTTTTTTCGCGTAGCGATGATCCATATGGATCTTGAAAACTATTTTCGTTTAAACTTTTCCTTAATGCAGTACCATAAATACTCTTTATGGGAGATTGAAAATATGATTCCTTGGGAAAGAGACATCTATGTTGCATTATTACAACAGCATCTTGAAGAAGAGCAACTAAAACAACAGCAGCAGATGAGTAATGCCCATTTCTAAAGACTTAACAGATTTAGATTCACAACTTAAAAAAACTGTAATCTCTGCTGAAAGTTTTAAGAGAGGGAGCTCCTTAGATTCTTCTAAAAGTATTGCGAATATACATAAAACACTTTCAAGTCTTGCTGGACATACCAGGAAACTTGTTGGGAGAGTTATTTCTTTAGAAAAAACAGTCAATAATAACTCTAGAAAAATTACTGTTCTTAAGAATCTTTCACAATCTCAAAGTGGAAGAATGGGGGGAGAAAATATTGGTGCTAAGTTGCCTGGAAGTTCTACTTCAAATGTAGAAGATAATATCTCTGCTATCGCGGAATCCGTAAGTTCAATAGCAGAGATATTATCGGGAAGAAAAAAACTTCTAGACGATACTGCTGCTTTTGATAAAAGAAAAGCAGAGCAAGATAAAAGGTCACTTGCAGAAAGTAATCTTGAAAAGAGATTCGATGGGTTAAAAAGAGATGCTGAAAAAGTTATAGCACCAGTAAAAAGCATTTTAGATAGGATAATAGATTTTTTTGTAACCGTTTTCCTTGGTAGAGTAGTTTTTAAATTACTTGAATGGTTTGGTGATCCAAGTAATGCTAAGAAAGTAAACTCTATTATTAGATTTTTAGGAGATAACTGGCCAAAACTTTTATCTCTTTACCTTGTATTTGGCACAAGTTTTGGTAGATTTGCAAAAGGACTTTTTAAAGCAGTTACTTTAGGTTCATTCAAACTTATTGCTCTTATTGCCAAACTAGCTGCTGCTAAAAAGATAAGAGGTGCTAGAAAAGTTGCAGGTTTTCTTGGTGGGGGAAAAGGAAAACTTCTTGCAAGTGTTATAGGTACTGGAGTTGCCCTTGGGGGAACTTATGCACTTACTCAAGGATTGAAGGGTGGAGAAGACAAACAAGAAACCCAAAAATTTGCAGGTGGTGGATACGTAAAACCAAGATTCCCAACATTCTCGGGTGGTGGATTTAACTTTAAGGGAATGATGGGTGGTGCCTCTCTAGGATCTATGTTTGGTCCTCTTGGAATGTTACTTGGTGGATCTGGTAAACCTCAAGAAATGTTTGGTGGATTTGTAAGCGGAGAGAAGGGTGTTGATAAAGTCCCAGCGATGCTTAGTGATGGTGAGTTTGTTATGTCTCGCGGTGCTGTTGCAAAGTATGGTGTTGACACTCTTGAATCTATGAACGCTGCAGGTGGAGGAACAAACAGACCAAAGATGGTAAGTGGCACTACTTATGCTCAAGGTGGCGGTTATATTGGAACCCAGGAAGAAAAGAAAGAAAAAATCAAAGATCCAATACTTGAAAAGAGGGAAAGGGAACTTGATAAGATAACCGGATATTCTGGAGGAATGATTGCTGATCGTAAAGAAGACCTATCACAACAAAATTTGAGTGCAAGACTGAAAAGAATAGAACAACAAATGCAATCTCAAAGAGCACTTGCTTCTGGACAAGGTATTACTATTAAAGGTGCAGGTCTTGGTTCTAATATTGGAAAAGGTGTTCCAACAACTTTTATGGGTAGAGAGGCAATCAAAGTTTCTCTTCCTCCTGGTGGGTCTTATGAAAATGAAATAACTCTTGCGGGCAAAAGATATTTTGCTATGAAAAGGGGAAATGATGTCATCTATGTTTCTAATTTCACAAAAGGTCTTGCCGGACAGGTTGATAAGTACGGGGCAACGAATAAGTCATATCGTGGATCTGGTGGTGGAGTAACAAGAGAAGATAAGAAGAATTTACCCAAAACAAAAATTATGATGGGTCCTGATGGTCCTTTTGTTGGATATCTTGCGTTTAAGAATGGAGAACCAACATATCAAAGAGCAACACAAAGAAAGAAAGGACTATTAGAAAATATTACAAACTTTTTTGACCCTAAAGGTGCGAAAGCAAAAGAAGAAACTTTAAATGCAAGAACATTAAGACTTACCGCAATAAGTGATCTACAGGATTATCGAAAAGTAATGCCTGAGGAAAAGGTCAAAGAGATGTTGAATATGAGACTTGGACCTAATGCATACTCTCGTGCAGTTAATGATCTTAAGGCAAAGGAAGTAAGAATAAAGAATGAAGCAGAAATGAAAAAACAAGCTGGGATGGCGAATTATTCTGCTTCAAATGTTATTGCAGCTCAGAACGCAGGTAAGGTTTCAAATCTTGGATCTAATTATAAGCAACAGGAACTTAAACTTGCAGCTGCCGCAAATAAACCTAAAGTAAAACCAGTCTCACCTCCACCAAAACCACAATCACAAACTTATGCTCAAAAAATGCAAGCAAGGCAGAATGCTAAAAGAGGTGGATCATCTCCTTCAGTAAAAACACCAAATTTTGGTGCGACGTGTCCTAAGGATGGAAATAGAAAAGCAAGACAAAAAATTCTTGGTATTTTTTAGGAGACATATAAATGGCTATCTCTGCAGATAAACTTTTAGACAGACCATCAGAACTTCACAGACGCTATGGCGGAAGACTTGCTATGCAAAAGTCTCTACAAGAAAAGATGGTGGGAGGAGGTCCTGCAAATATTGTTCTTACTAAAAAATCCATAAAAAATATTGAGATTATAAAGGTCAAATTTGTTCAAATAGAAAATATTTTCAAAGGAACTCTTGCCTCAGAAAAGAAAGCACTTGATGAAAAGAAGAGAAGGGAAAGTAATACTAGACGCGAAAAGCAAGAAGAAAAATTAGAAACTAAACCAAATGCCGAAAAAGGTTCTGTAAAGATGCCTGCCTCTCCAAGGATGGGTATTCTTGACTGGATAAAAAACTTTATAGGAAATATACTTCTTGGTTACTTTGCAGTTAGATTGATTGATCATCTCCCCAAGATAATGCCTATTGTAAAATTCTTGGGAAATGCTGCAGACTTTATTATAGATGTTGGTGGAAAACTTTTAAACGGACTGGTGACGTTTATTGATTGGGGATACAAAGCCTATGATGCTACTCGTGGATTTATAAAAGGTCTAGGTGGAGAAAACTTTGCTCAGGGATTTGATAAGTTTGTTGGAGCGATTGATACCACTTTATTTTTGGCAACTGCTATTGCGGGCGATCTTCTTTTAGAATCTTTATCTGGTGATGGTGGAGGTGGTCTTGGAGATATTGTTGGCGATCAACTTAAGAAAAGAGGAGCACAAAAAGTTGCTACAAGTGTCGCTGGAAAGGCAGGAACTGCTGCAAAAGCAGGTGGTGTGGGTGCAGCTGCCGCCGCGGCTATCGTTGCTGGTGCAGGACTTCTTGCATCTGCTTTGGGTGAAGGTGCATTTCAACTTAGAAAGTTTGCAGTAAAACCAATACAAAAACTTGAGGACGATCAAAAGAACGATAAAAATCCTCTTACTAGATTTGGAAGAGGTGTTGTTTTGAATATGGTAAGACCTTTGTTTGGTCTTTTTCAAACAGTTGGATTTTTACTTGATGTTGTTGGTGCTCCATTTAGATATGCTATAGAACTTCTCCGTTATCCATTTTTGAGTGAAGAAGATAAGATAAAACAAGCAAATAATCTTGCCAAGTTTGATGCAAGAATTCGTGAAGACTTGAGGAAAGCATTAAATATGCTCACTCTTGGACTTGCATTTAAAGAAAAGGGATCCTTTGGAAACATCTATGGAAATAAAGGTTCCCAAAAACAAATGATGGGTAAAATGGCAGGTGGTGGTATTACAAGAGGTGGTAGAAGTCAGACAGGTGCTAGAAGGACAATAGGTGGAACAAAGAAAAAGGGTCAGTATAAAAGAGCATTAGCACAAAAACCATCTAAGATAGAAATCAAAACCGAAGATAAAACACTTAAAGAAACTGGAGAACAACTTGACAAGACCAAGTACTTTGGTCCAATCTTGGCAATCAGTTCCAAGATTATGGCAAAACAAGAACCAACACAAAAAGATTATGAGAATGTTGGTCTTGGAATCAACTTATTGATTTCCAAAGGTATTGAAGAAGATCAACTAAAGGGTGGTTTGGTTGCTGCTTTTGCTGGGGGTGGACTAGTTGATGATGAATTTTTAGAAGCAGCAGAAAAAGGAAGCGATATTACTAACTGGGTTGCTAGAACATTTAAAGGTGAAATTGAAAGTAATGCCCAAAAAACTTTAAGATTGATTAGAGAGAAAATAGATGAAAAGAAAGGTCCTGCTGGAGTTTCTGGACCTGGGCAGCCAGGGTCACCTGATATGATTAATATTCAGGGAGGGGATGTTGATTTTTGGACTCTTGTAGCAGTTGCTTCTAGAGAGGATGGAGATCCTCAAGCATGGGCTGATGTTGCACAATCAATTTATAATAGACTTGCATCTGGTGCTTATACTGGAAAGACTATTAAGGATTTAATTCTTGGACAAATGCAATATGAACCAACTTGGAAGTTTCCTAAACCAGGCGTGACAGGAAAACCAAATCAAGAATGGTATTCTATTAAAGATGCTGCTAGTGCAGGAATAGCTGCTGGTCAATCTGAAGGTGCGATGAAAAAAGTTGCAGCGGCAATTTTAGATCCAACTCTACAAAAAAATGCAAGGGAATTTATTCAAGGGAGAACTGACTTTAGAGGATATAGTGTTTCTGGGGGAGCACAAAGAAAATCTGGAGACAACTATTTTGGGTGGTACAATAACTATCGCGCAAATAAGGTAGGTTCTGTTCCTAATTTTGGTGCAACTGCTACAACTGGTGGATCTGGACCTGGAGGATCATTTGTTGGTGGAGGGACAGGTTCTGGATATGGAACTGGTGGTGTAAAGATTGCGGGTGATTTGGGTGACTATATGAAAGCAAATCGTGGAAAAATTGGAGTAACTGGTGATATTCACCAGCACCCAAGACACCCTAAACAGGAAAAAAGAAATTATTTTTCATATCATAACCAAAATAGAGCACTTGATATTGGTGGATATGGACCTGCCCATCCAAGCTCAGGTGGAAGAGACGAACAAGCACCTGTTATCAGAGCATTATTGGAGTGGAATAAAAGAAATGGATATCAACCAGTAGAAATAATTCATGGATCACCTGCTTTCAAAGGTCTGGGTAAATATGAATCTGGTCCAAGAGATCTTCACTCAAATCACGTTCACGTTGCTTATCACAGAGGTAAGGTTAGATCTGGTAAGGAAACCATAGCAAGAATTCTAAAGGACGAAAAAGTTTTAGATCCAGATACCTCTAAAGCACTTGACCAAATAAATCCTTTGCTTGCATACCAACTCAATAAAGCTTCAACAAAAGAAGGTGTTCTTAAAGTACTTCAGTCCTATGCTGGTTATGAACTACCATACGCAGAACCTCAGATTATTGAAGTTCCTGTTGAAGTTTCCTCTGGAGATATGGGGGATTATTCTAGTTCAAGTGCTGGAGAATCTAGATTTATTCCAATCTTTAGTGAAAATGATTCTTTTGAAAGTCTGTATGTTGGTGGGTAAATAAGAATAAGAGGTAATACCAAATGGCAAATCAAATAGTATCAAAATCTGCTGAAGCATCTAATATATCTAAACTTGATATTTTTTCAAATAAAACTGGAAAGCCAGTAAGTGTTACTGGTGGAACTATTGGATTGCTTTACTATGAAAGCATACTACAAGACTCTATCAGAGCAACTGTAACTTTCGTGGATGCTGGTAATACTATAAACAACAAGACTGCTTTGGATGGTCTTCCTATTGTCGGGCAAGAAAAAGTTGATCTCAAATTTTCTGATAATAATAATAATGAGTTATCTATGATATTATATGTTAACAAAGTTACACCCATGGTTGATGATACAACAAAGTCTATGGTTCAACTTGACTTAGTATCAAAGGAATTCATTCTAAATGAGAAAGTTAGATTGAACACTAGATTTGATGGAAAAATATCGGACCACATAAGAAAGATTCTGACAGATTCAAACTACTTGGGTACAGAAAAGAATGTTAGTATTGAAGAAACTTCAAATAACTATAACTTTATAGGGAATAATAGAAAACCATACTATGCTTTGAACTGGTTATCAAAGAAAGCAATCTCAGCACAGAACCAAAAGATTGGTGATAGTGCTGGGTATTTTTTCTATGAAACTTCCGATGGATTCTTCTTTAAGTCTATTGACGGATTACTCTCTCAAGAAAAGAAAAAGTCAATTATCTTTAACAATTCTCCTGACAGTAGAGGTGAAAATATCCCTGCTGGATATGATGTAAAAGCACTTGATTATGAAAAGGATAATAATGTAGATGTGCAGAAAAAACTTCAGATGGGAGCATATTCTACACGTACTATTCTTTTTGATCCTTTTACGTGTTACTATGAAGTGATTACTGAAAGTGCAAAAGAAAAAGAACAATCATTAAAACTTGGTGGTAAGGAACTTCCAGTTTTAAATAAGGAGTTTAATCGTCAAGGTGATAACAAAGAGTTTTCAAGAACTCAATATATGTTACTTGATAAAGGATCTTTACCCACAGGAAGTGGAACTGGAAAAGGTCAGGAGCAGTTGAATAAGTCAAAGCAAGAAAATTTTGAACCAAAGAAGATACTTAATCAGTCAATCCGAAGATATAATCAACTGTATACCTCAAAAAGCACCATAACGATAGCAGGCGATTTTTCTTTGCACGCAGGTGATGTTGTTTTTCTTGATGTGCCAGAACTACAGACTGATGTAAAAAATGATGATGTGAACAAAGAAAGTGGAGGTCTATATATTATAGCAGATTTATGTCATTATATTTCTCCAAAAGAAACTTATACAAAATTAAACTTGGTCAGAGATTCATTTGGAAGAAAAGGAAATCACACATCAGGTAGTATTCCATTATGACCAAAAGAAGTATCCAACAACACATCAACGATGACAAAGATCTTTTAGATGACTCAACTCTCTCACCTCAGATGAGAAGGCACGTTGAAGATGAGTTAGTTAACTTAGAAAAATATCAAGCAAATCATCCAGATCAAGATCATGATCCAACTTCTTTTGAGATATATTGTGATCAAAATCCAGATGCTGCAGAGTGTAAAATTTATGAAGATTGATAACTGATGGAAGGCGGCGGGTCTTTATTTAATCCTGGTTTTTTAGGTGCTAGTTTTCTCTGGTGGGTTGGTCAGATTGCTGACGACTCCACTTGGAGAGATAACATACTGCCAGGAAAGCACGAAAATAAAGACTCTATTCCTGGATGGGGTAGACGATATAAGGTAAGAATAGTAGGTCTTCATGACAGAGAAGAAGAAGTAATACCTTCTGATCAACTCCCATGGGCTCAAGTGATGTATCCCATCACAGCGGGTGGTGGTCAAACGAATGCTGCAGCTACAGCAAACCTGAGGCAAGGTAACTTTGTTTTTGGATTTTTTCTAGATGGACAGGACATGCAAGTTCCTGTTATCATGGGAGTCCTTGGTAATAATGCTCAGACAGCACTTAAGACAAAGATTGGAACTAATGAATCTAATTTTGCGGCGACAAGTGGATATGCTGAAGGAAAAGATCCTCCTAAAGGATCTGCGAAACCTTTAGTTCCTGATGAGGGTCTAGTAACTTCTAAACCAAAGGACCCTCTAGTTTCCAGTCAGTGTGCATCACCTCCTCCAGGAACTAAACTTAATCGGTTTGGATTGCGTCCTGATATTTCATTAACCAGAGAACAACTTCAGGTTGCTCAGCAAGCAAGAGAGAGTGCAAGAAATCAAGGACTGAATAGAGATCAGCAAGAGACTGCTGCTCAACAAGCAGTTTCAAATCTCATCAAAACGACTTGCCAACAAGCAAACTCAAAAGATTCTCAGTCATATCCCGGTGCAACTAAAGAAAACTCAGATGCTGTTCATGAACAAAGTGCTAGTGATGTAAAAAGAGAAGATAAGATGCAAGAGAAGATTTCTCTTCTCAAACCAGATAATATAGTTGAATCTGCTATTAAAGGAATACAAACTGAAATTGAAAATGTAACAAAGAAAATAGAAAAATATTTAAAAGCAATCAATAGTTATATTGACGCAGTATCTGGTCCAATAACAAACATACAAAAGGCAATCTCCGATGCCGCATGTATAATCGCAAAATATATGAAAATAATCTTTGATAAGATTATGGAATATGTTTTAAAACTTTTGAATAAAGAACTTACAAAAGTCGTCTCTGCTATGCCTTCAAGTATGAGACAGATGTTTGGTGATATAAAAGAAATTTTAACAGAGTTGATTCTCTGTCTTTATAATAAAATAACTAATGGATTATGTGGTTTGATTGAAGATCTTTTAAATAAAGCTTTGAGACCACAAGAACTTGAAAGACAAGCAAGATCGAGGTCTGGTGATAATCTAACAGTCCCTGATGTTCCAGTTTGTGCCGCAGAAGATTTAGTTGGACAAACAATCTCAGCAAATAAAGATCAGATTACTCAGGCAAATGATGCTATTGTAAATAATTTGAACGCATTTATAAATGATATACAAGGAGAACTTGCTGGAGTAAGTGGTGCATTATCGGATATTACATCTCTTTTAGGAAATATTAGTGGAGCATTAACATCTGCACTTTCTTTTGAAAATCTTAAGTTGAATATTTTTGGGTGCGAACTTAAACCAAATGTAGCTGTCTCCGATTATTATACTTTTTCAAGAGGTGGATCCTCAGCAGCAACTAAAAATCAACCAAGTACTAAAGGTGTTTCGGATGTTGCAGCAAAACCATCTGACGCAGCTGCTTCACCTGATGTTCCATATGTTGGTCCAACAAAAAATACTCCCAATCTAAAAGTTGGTCAAACGAGTGGTCAGACAAGACAAGCAGCATCTCCAGAAAGTGCATCCGCAATTAGTCAATAAATATCTATGATTATGGCAAGCAAGAGTAGAATAATAGAATAGCATGTCATTTAATATTTTTGATTACCCAAGAAGATCTGATATTACTGTTGGTTACGTTGACCCTGTTCTAGGATATGTGACAGGGGTTAGTATTTGTGAAGCGAATGATTACGCAAAGTTGAACCCAGGTACGACTTTTATCTTTGAGACTAGAGATGAGATTAGATATTTAAATATTAATGAAGTCAATAATTTAACTCCTAATGATCTAGCATCATCTGCAGATACTTGTACAGGTGTTCAGGTTGAGTCTCAACCAGGTTATCCAGAATCAATCTTTAGTGGTGGTGGGGGTGTCGGTGCATCGGGAAATCCGGTATTTGGTAGAGATGGATCATTATTGGCAGTTGATTTAATCTCTGGAGGATTTGGGTATCAATATCCACCTTTGGTTGAAGTTAGAGACGAAACTGGGTTGGGTGTAGGTGCAGTCACTCGTGCTGTTCTCGTTGGAGATCCTGATTATCCCGATTGTAAGTATGTTGATACTGAAGAAGTATTTGATCAGGAGAGTGACTTTGAAGATTATCAAATTTGTGATCCTGTTGATGATGAAGATTATGGAATCCGATATGACTCTGAAGGAAGACCTATAGGTAAATGGGATCCAAAACTTTATGCAACTCTAAGTCAAGATCCAATCTCTAGAGAGATTAGAGATTATCAAGACTTCTTAAAAAGATTACAGACTCCGTGGTGGACTACTAGAAAAGAAAATCCACTTAAAGTTATATCTCAATCCAGACCAGAAAATAGAATTAAGCACGATGTTCAACATCCAGGATGGGGTGGTGAATATGGAAGTTCTGAATCTTCTGCCACTAGATTCAGAGACGTAACATTTACTGTTTTTACTTCTGGTGGAAAGGGAAAAGGTCTTGCGATTAAGTTTAAGTCCGAAGATGGATCTCATACTTTTAGTATTAAGGCAGATGATTATAAAGGAAACGAAAGAGGACAAAAAGTAACAGTACCTTTAAAAGTCAATACGATTTATAACGTTTCATCTCAGGGATCTTTTAGAGGAAAAGGAACTGAAATTGGTTTAGCAGGTGATCTTGAAAAGAATGCTAGTGAAGTTAATACAAGAAGTTCAACTAAACCAGTTAGAGGAAAAGTAGTTTTTGCTGATTTTCTGGAAAGTTCTAATGATAATGATGATCTTCAGTTAGAATCTAACTTTGGAGAATTCTCCGCAATCAGAATAGGGTTAGGTGATGGTAGTAGAAGCACTTATAATGTAAAGTATGAGTTTAGAGATAGCTCTGCTTTTGATGTATCATCAACTTCACGAACGGTTGATGAAAGTTTTATGAACAAATATGCAGTCTCTCCTGTTCCTCCATCAAATGTTCCTGGGAGTGACTTTGCTGGACAAGAGTTTACTATGGAATGGGAAGAAGATTTTCCTTTTGATGGGGAATATACTTTCCGTGGAATGGCAGATAATCTTGGTAGATTTTATCTTGATAATGAAAAACTATTTGAAAGTGTTGAGTTTAGAAAAGATAGAACTCCCGCAACGTTAAAGAAAACTATTAAGGCAGGCCCTCACAGAATCAGAGTTGATCTTTATAATAAACCAATCAAAGAAAAGATTATCGTACAGCAACCAGTTAAACCTCCAGCCCCAGACCCGACACAACAACCCTTTAAAATTAAAACATCGTATGATGGAGTTAGAAACCTCCCTTATAACTTTAAAGCGGGTATTTACAAAATATACGCTGAATATAAACAAGATGTTGGTCCAACAGGACTTGCGATTGAAATAAAAAATAAAGCAAATGGGCGGGTAGTTTTCAATAGTCTTCAAAGTATTAATGGAGCAAATATTAAATTAACTCCAGTCACATTAGGTGGGATTGATTTAAAAGAGTTTACCAAGAATTCTCAGGAAAGCAAAGATTTCTTAAAAAGGAGTGGGGTTTTCCCAGAAAATGTTAAAAATAATAGCATAACAAATATTGAATGGAATAATGTTCAACTAAATGAAGATGGTGATTATCAAATCTCTGTTTGCGTTGATGATAGTGTTGATATTACCATCTCTTTAGTTGATTCTCTTCCAAATGCAGTACAAGTTGCACCTCCCCCCGCTCAAAAATCACAATCATCTACGCAGACGGATTTAGATACTAAAGTAAGAAGAGTTTTTAATACTGTTGATTATATTGATAAGGCAGATAGAAAACTTTGGAGATTGGATCCAAGAGCAGGAAGAGACTCTGGATTCATTAATCAATACGGTATTCTTCCATTCGATCCAAACTCAAATCAGGCTCAATCTGAAAGTTTTTCTGGAACTCACGTAATACGCTGGGAATATGTTGATTTTCCCGTTGATGGAAACTACAATATTGAAATAATGGTTGATGATGATGTAACACTTTATATTGGAAATAGAGATGGTGGTGGTAGAGTAGAAATTGGTAATGGATTGAGATCTATTGATCAGGGTGGAGATGAGGTTATCATTAGAAAAGAGGGATTTAGTTCTCCTGGAAGAAGCACGGGTAAGAGTTTAGAAACTAAGTTTTTTAAAGCAGGAAGATATAGAATTCGTGCTGAGTTAGAGCAAATCAAAGGAAGACCTCTTAGCCAAGGTAATCCTATGGCTCTTGCTATTAATATTGAAACTTCTTTTGTTGAAGATGAGGTTATTTCTAAGAAATCTTGGAATGAAAATCCGATGGGTGCTGCATTAACTATTGATGCACCTCTTCCACCCATTCCTCAAGAACCTATCCCTCCTCAAGAGGGTAGATGTCCAAATAATCCTATCTGGACGACTAGATTTCCTACAGGAAAACAGAAGTGGTGGCCCGTTAATTTCACAAATCCTGATCCAAATGCGGCATCTTGGAGCAGGTTTATGAATAGGTATGCGATATCTCCAATACCTCCTTTGTCTAAACCTGGTTCTGATGGGGGTGGAATAGTTTATAGAAATGAGTGGGAAGTTGATATTCCTTATGATGGATTCTATGCATTTAAATCAACTGTTGATAATGCTGGTAGGATACTTGTTGATAATCAACCGATTATGCAAGCAAACTACATTCCAGTAGATCTAAGAAATACTAGAGGTGGAAGTGGTGCTGAGCGTAGAAGCGGCATTTCTGATATAGATGGTGGAATCATATTCAACTGGAGAGAAAACAATCCCAAATCTAAAAAAGTCTTTCTCTCTAAGGGAAGGCATACAATACAGATTGAGGTTGAAAATGGAATAACGGAAACTTTTACAAAGATAGATAAAAAAATATTCAGTACATCTGATTGGAAAGCACCAACTAAACGTGGTCCAAGTTCTGTTGATGTAACATTTAATGTATCTTCATTTGCAGATTTTTCAAACTCAATATCAATCCCAGAACTTGATATTAACTTTTCCAAAACATATAAAGGACCTCAGATTAAAGAAAAAACTACAAAGTCTGTTGAAGTTGGCAAAGTATACAGTATTGAGTTGAAATCCCCAGAAAGTAAGAGTGGTGTCAGATTGAGAAGTAAAGGATCAATCTTAGAAATGGAAGAAGCACAAGATAATGATTGGAGTGATATTGTTTGTGCAGTAACAAAAGGAAGATTCTTTGACTTTAAGAATGGTTCAAATAGAGCAACTTGTAAGTTCGTTGTGGACCCAGAGCAAGATCCTGGTCTTTCTGCTGGAACAACCAAAGATGGTATCGTTTTTGAAGGTCCAACACCAATCGCAAACTATAGCGGAGATTTTATTTCTCCAGTATTTCAAAATGTAAATGCAAATCCAAATGAAGAGATTCAGGGGAGAAGTTGGGTATTTCGTTGGTCTAATGTAGATTTTCCTGTTGATGGTCAATATACGTTAGAAACAGAAGCAGATGATGAACTGATTGTTAGAGTAAATGGAGTTGATGTAGGTAGAGCAGAAGTATTTAAAGGCAGAAACAAAACTATCTTTAATGCAACAAGAGGAAAGAAAACTGTTGAACTTGAACTATCAAATATTCGCATAAGAGATACTGGATTCCAACAAAATCCTGTTGTTGGGTTTGCAAAGATAACAGTTCCTGTTGATGTTTCAACTGGAATCAGTAAATCTTGGGCACAGAATCCAATCGGAATATCTGCCATTCTGATTCCACCACCTTGCCCCAAAAAAGTAACAGGTAAGGGTGTTGTTTGTAGAGTTATTGTTGATGATCCTGGAAATGGATATCCTGCTCCCTTTGGTGATGGATATCCAGCAACCTTAAGATTAAGAACTGTTGAAGTTGAAAGTCCTGGAATCAACTACAACTGTGGAGTAGATCAGATACAGATTTCTCCAAATAATGGTGCAGAACTGAGTTATGAGTGTGATACTTTTGGTAGAATAACAAAGGTTAATGTATTAAATCCTGGACTTGGATTCACACAAACTCCAGAGATAAGTATTCTTACAGATACTGGTGTAAATGCAGTCTTCAGACCTCAGTTTGAAGTTGTAAGGGATCCTATTGTTGTTGACCCAGAAATCCTCATCCAAGTTACTGATTTGGTTGGTCTCAAGCAGACTGGATATGTTGATGGTCGTCCTTACTATGGTGCGGTATTCTATAAGGATGGAATTCGTTATGCTGGATTCTATCAAACTCCAGGACAACTGGTTCAGGTCTATAATACACTTCAAGAAAGTATTGATGCTACAGTCACTACTCCTCCATCTGCAATTCTCAGACAAGGTACTGATATTAGTAGTAATGATCCTAGACTTAATATTCCAGGAACTCCAGATCAAATCATTTGATGTGGTTAAATAGTTAACATATTGATTAAACTCCGATGCCAGTAGCTAAGAATACTAAAGGTGATAGGTTGGCAGATTCTGGGTCTGGCACACCTAATCCTAATGATACGGCAAAACAAAATTATACAGCAATTCGTTATGGAAATGATCACGGATCTATTTCTTTCGGTCATATTCATCAACCTGCAGACGTAACTGCTGCAGTAAAGCTGGAGGCATCTGATGCTAGACACGCTTTCTTCTTAGATAAAGATGGTGCAAGAAAAGGATGGACAACTTCATTATCACCTGGGAACTTTCAACTTGAGTGTGGAAGTGATAATGAAGAAGCACAAGACACTTGTATGATTAATGCAAAGAATGGTAATATTGACATTATTGCAACAAATGGTAAAATAAGATTACAGGCAACTGATATTGAAATTATTGCTGTAGGTGAAGGTGGAAGTAAAGGAAATGTAAGAATCAAAGCAACCGAAAATATTGAGACAGACTCAAAAAAACTTTTGATGAATGCTAAGAACAACTATAAGTTGGCAACATCTGGTCTTGGGGAAGTGATTTCAAACAGTAGATTGAAAATTTATGGTTCTATTATTCAAGGTGTAACTGATGCTTGTGCTAAAAAGGATTCCAAGAATGGAGGACAACGTTATCAAAAACAAAACAACAGAGTATAAGGAGACTGAAAAATGACCGCAGGATGGGATGATGTTAATGTTGGTGGACAACTTAAAGTAGGAACAGGTATTGTTCCTGCGATTAAAGAGGGTGATCAAAAGATTAATGGATCTGCATTTATTGAAGGTCCTATGGTAGTTGGTAGTCCTACTCACTATCCGACACCATACGCAACTTTAATGGTTGCGCCACTTACTAATAGTGACCCAGATTCGGTTCCTCCGATAGCTCCAGGATCTTTATGTCAAGGTTTAAGTAATCCATATGCTCTAGCAGTTTCTGATAATGCTGCAATTATGGGAAATCTTGATGTCAACTTTAGGATTCAAGCAGGACGTGACATTATTGCTGGTGGAAATGTAATTTCAAACTGTGGTGGTCATATCTTGGCAGCAAAGAAAAACTTTGATATTCCTCACCCAACAAAACCAGGATATCGTCTTCGTCATACGTGTCCCGAAGGTCCATCTAATGATGTTTATTACAGAGGAAGAGTTATAAACAAGACTGAGATTATTCTTCCAGGATATTGGAAGAAACTTGTTGACTGGACCACGATTACGGTTAATCTAACACCTGTTGGGGCACATCAAAATGTGATTGTAAAGAGAATGGATGAAGAAAAAATATATCTTCAGGCATATGGTGGTATGCCGATTGATTGTTTCTTCCATATTTTTGCTACAAGAGCAGATGGGGAAAGATTGATCCCAGAATATGAGGGAGAAACGCCAGCAGATTATCCTGGAAATAATGATGAATATTCAGTATCTGGATATCATTACGACGTTAGAAAGGAGGACCAGTAAATGGTAGCACCAGGACAACCAAAAAATGCAGATTTCCCTGGAGAGTTTATTCCTTCAACAGGAGAAAAAGATTGTACAGATCGTGCTGCTTGGGGTGAACCATCTACGCTGTACTCTTACATCTTTAAAGGTAATGCTGATCAAGCAAACTATCCAGAAGATGCTTGTCCTCCTTGGTATCACAAAACAGCACAGATTGATGGTCTTCAGATAAACTCTCCAGGAATTACTGGTAGTGGTAATATCAATATATCGGGAACAGTAACAGCATCTCAGGTAACTGCTAGTGGTGTTACTTTAACATCAAGAAAACCTTTTGATATTCCACACCCAACAAAACCTGGACATAGACTTCGCCACGTATGTTTAGAGGGTCCAGAGTCTGGAGTTTATTACCGTGGTAGATTAACAAACTCAACTGTTATTGAGTTGCCTGATTATTGGGTTGGTCTTGTTGATCCAGAAACAATCACAGTAACTCTTACTCAGATTGGATCCTCTCAAGATTTGATTGTGGATAAGATTGAGTGGGGTAAAAAGATATTGATTAGATCTGGAAATGCATCTGCAATTGATTGTTACTTTATGGTTAATGGAGAAAGAAAAGATGGAGAAAAACTTATTGTGGAATATGAGGGAACAAGTATTGATGATTATCCTGGCGACAACTCAATTTATAGTATTAACAAATAAGGAGATCTACTAATGGCACAATATTTGTATGTAATTGATACTGGTATTACAACCACAAGTCTTGATGGCATATCATATCCTGGTGGAATATCGGTAGGGCAAACTACTTATGATCTTCTTGTTTCTGAAAAATTCAGACACGGAGTTATACCCGTAGAAAATACTAAAGGGTATTGGTATGAAACTACAGATCAATCTGGCATTTACACCACAAGACTTGTGGGTATTGGAACATCTACTTTAACGTCTCAACTAACCGTAACTGGAAGTGGAACATCAACATCCCAATTATACGTTTCTGGGGTTTCTACATTTGTTGGAATAACAACTAATACATCTACTATTTTTTCAAATCAGTTGAGTATTTCTGGAATAACAACATCTCCAGTTTATGTTGCATCAGGAACTTTAAGTAGTTCTGACGGATCGACTGGAACTTTTACTGTAGATGCGTCAACTACTCAACTATATCATCATAGTGCTTCCTTTAATGGGGGAAAAACATTTCAGATTTCAAATTTGACAAATGGCAGAATGGTATATCTTTATCTTAGAAATACTGACAGTTTAAATTCAAGAACTATCTCTATCCAGGCTAGTACAACAACTTCTGGATATTCTTCAGTTGAACTATCTAGGTCTGGATCTAATTCTGTTAGTACGTTTACACTTTCTTCAAGTAATGGAACTGCAACAGTTTGGGTCGCAAATATTAATGGAAACTTGGTTGGCAGTCTGGCTTGACAAGGACCTTTGACCGTGCTATGATACCTAGGTAATCAACGGACGACCGAATGCAAGACGAGTACCTGACACGCTGCGTGGTGGACCCCATTAAGAGAACCGTGTATCTCTACTCTAATGAAGGGTCAGAACGACAAGTGTCCTGTGAGACCGTTGATGAGTTTATGAATGTTTTGGATTTTGTTCGTAATACTGTAGACAAAGAAGTTCTTTCGTATGCAAGTCCTCTCTGAGGAAAAATCGACTTTTAATTCCATTTTGGGTGGCAAAAAATCCCGGCAAATTTTTACGCACGATACTTTTTTGAAAGTATGAATCCATTTAAAATCAATCTAACAAATCTTTGGGAACCTCCTGTGAAAACAACTCCACAAAATGTTGAAGAGGCAAATGAAGGATTGTTTTATTCTAAAATGACTCTTCCTGCTGCAGCAAAACACTGTGGTATGACACAAAAAGAAATGAAGTTGACATTTTATGAGTATTTAAAGTATCATCCTAAATCCTACGTTCAGGAGTAGGATTTTCTTGCCTGTGTAGCCCAGCGGAAGAGGCAAACGACTTAAAATCGTTCAAGCGTGAGTTCGAATCTCACCACAGGTATTAGAGTTTAACCTCTAAATAAACAAAAGTAGGAGTAGATCCTATGAAGTACAAAATTGATGCCGCATATTGTTGGTACAATAAAGGAACTCAAATTGTTCTAATGTACTTTATAAATCACATTCCATTTACTTTTGATGAACTTCCTGATTGTGCGATGCAAGACTTGGAAGTTATTCACTTAGCAGACCAACAGTTAAGGTATGATCCAGAAGATTTGTATCGGACATCATTCTACTTGATTGATGAAGAGTGCCATCCAATGTTATTTGACGTTGAACTGGAAAATCCTGAAATGTTGCCTGTTGATTAATTTGCTGGAGTTAGCGTAGAGGTCGAACGCACGGCACTTGTAATGCCGCTCTGAAAGGACACCGCAGGTTCAAATCCTGTCTCCAGCTTAGTTCATAAAAGAACTCATATGTCATTAATATCACAAAGAGATAGACAACTTGCTATTGAAGCATTAGAGTATTATCGTGACGATACTCTTCGCAGAGACCAAGCATTTAAAGACCTTGGTGTGTCTGATGTCCAGTTAAATGGTGCTGCTATGATGGAGTTAAATGCTTTGATTAACTGGTTAAAACTGGAGCACTTTAAGAATGAAGATTAATCTCTGGTATTGTAAAGAAATGGGTCAGTGGAGATGGGTATTAACTCAAGATTCCCGTCCAGTGATAAGACAAGAATCGGGACAACAACCTCATCTTCGTGATGCTATGAATGATGTAGCAAATACCGTAGAATATATGTTAGAATGCAAACAAAGTGAGTAATTGGAGGCAGCAACTAGTGTCTTGGCGGATTTAGTTGCGTAAGTCCTCCTTTTATGGTATTATAAATACTAATAGTCAACGCCAAGACACGATGAACGAATATTACACTTACGCATATCTGCGTGAAGACGGAACTCCTTACTATATTGGTAAAGGTAAAAAGAGAAGAATTTATAGGAAAGATAGAAGAATAAAACCACCAAAAGATAAGAACAGAATAATCTTTCTAAAAAAGAATTTAACTGAAGAAGAAGCATTTAAACACGAAATCTATATGATTTCTATTTTTGGTAGAAAAGATTTAGGGACTGGAATTTTATATAATATGACTAATGGAGGTGAAGGAACTTCAGGTTCTCCAAGAGTTATTAGTGATGAGCATAAAGAAAAATTAAGAAAAATTGCAAGAGGAAGAAAATTTTCCAAAGAAACCAGGAAAAAATTAAGTAAAAAACTAAAAAACCGAAAATTTTCTGAAGAATCTAGGAAAAAAATGAGTGATAGTAAAGTCGGTAGTAAATTATCAGAGGAACATAAAAATAATATATCAAAATCTCAAAAAAATAGAAATAATGAACTTTACAGAAAATACGTTTATACTTTTACTTCTCCTTCTGGCGAAACTACAATTACTACAGAAATATTAGATTTTTGTTCCAAACACAATTTAACATATTCTAAAGTTAACTATGTTGCTAGGGGAATTTACAGTCAACACAAAGGATGGAAAGTGTCCAGAAACTTGAAAGATGTTAGCAAATAAGCACAAATACTTATTATTATGAAAAGTCAATACTACATAGATCGGGTGACAAAAAAAGAACTTGAACCACTCTTTTTAACTCATCATTATCTTAAGGATGAAAGTAAAACCTTTAAGTCTTGGTATAACTATGGACTTTTCAAACATACTGACTGGGAATGCCCTCTTAATATTGGCGGTTGTCTTGGTGGGATTGTTTTCACTAGTCTCCCAGTTCCAGAAATTGCCGTAGGGGCATTTGGATTAGAAAGAAATCAACAAGAAGGAATATATGAACTTTCAAGACTCTGCATACACCCAGATATACAAAAAGAAGAATATAATATCACATCCTGGTTCTTAAGTCGTTGCATTCGGAGATTTAAAAAAGATGCAAATGTTTCTGTTATTCTTAGCTACGCTGATTCTACTCGCCACAACGGAATTATCTACCGCGCTTGTAATTTCAAGTATTATGGGTTAACGGATTCAAAAAAAGATTTTTATTATGCCGATGGAACTAAACATTCAAGAGGTTCCGTAAAAGGATTGGAAGGTGAATGGAGAGAAAGAACAAGAAAACACAGATACCTAATGATTTTTGATAAAGAATTGGAGAAAAGGTTGACGTGGAAAGAAGAGAAGTGGTAAAATAATAAAGTGTGAAGGAAGTGCGAAAAGGGTGACTCGGAAACGAGTTACCCTTTTTTCGTATGATAAATAATCCATAACGGAAACTATAAGCATTAATAAGATGGGTCTCTCACGTCTAGATAATTTTCTGAAGTCGGTTCGTGGTACTATTATTTACGTCAATCCAAATGACTTAGATGCTACTGATAGTATTGAAAACCAAGGTAACTCTCTTACCCGCCCGTTTAAGACTATTCAACGTGCTTTGATTGAATCTGCTAGATTTTCATATCAAAGAGGACTGAATAATGATAGATTTGGGAAGACCACAATCTTACTATATCCAGGAGATCATATTGTAGATAATCGTCCAGGATGGATTCCTGACGGTGCTAACAACTATAGACTGAGAAATGGTTCTACGTCAAATAATCTTCCTCCATATGATCTAAACACAAACTTTGATCTTACATCACCAGATAATGAACTCTACAAATTGAATAGTATTTACGGTGGTGTAATTCTTCCAAGAGGAACTTCAATCGTTGGTCTTGATCTTCGTAAGACAAAGATTCGTCCTAAGTATGTTCCAGATCCAACAAATGATAATATTGAAAGAACAACCATTTTCAGAGTAACTGGTGCTTGTTATCTTTGGCAGTTTAGTTTGTTTGATGCAGATCCAAATACACGTTGCTATATTGACTATACAGCAAATCAGTTTGTTCCCAACTTTTCCCATCACAAACTTTCTTGTTTTGAATATGCTGATGGAGTAAATGATGTTAATATCAACGATGATTTTCTAACATATTCAACAGATCGCACAGATTTGGATATGTACTATGAGAAAATTGGATTAGTTTATGGTCAGTCTTCAGGACGTGCTATTGAACCAGATTATCCAAGTTCTGGTCTTGATATTCAACCTAAGATTGATGAGTTTCGTATCGTTGGATCTACTGGTTTATCTGTAGGAATCACAAGTATAAGATCTGGTGATGGTGTAACTCCATCAACAAACATTACAGTCACTACTGTAACAGCAGTTGATGGTCTTGATGTTGATACTCCGTTCAGAGTAGAGGGAGTTTCTGATGACTATGACGGTCAGTTTACTGTTGCGGAGAAACTAAGTTCAACAGAGATTGTCTATCAAGTACAAAATACTCCATCAGTAGCACTTCCATCAGTAACTGGTGCATCATTAGCTCTCCAGTCGGATACAGTATCTTCTGCTTCACCATACATCTTTAATATTTCTCTACGTTCTGTTTTTGGAATGTGTGGATTGCTTGCAGATGGTGACAAGGCAACAGGATTTAAATCTATGGTTGTTGCTCAGTTTACTGGTATTGGTCTTCAAAAAGACGATAATGCATTTGTAAAATATAGTACTGTCACAGGAACATATAATGATACTACAGAACTATCTGATGCTAATCTGAGTAATGATTCTAGAGCAGTATTTAAACCAACATATAAAAACTTCCACATCAAGTCTACAAATAACTCATTTATCCAGTGTGTCTCAATCTTTGCTATTGGATATGCCGAGCACTTTGTAGCAGAAAATGGTGGTGATATGTCAATCACCAACTCAAACTCAAACTTTGGTGCAAAGTCTCTGGTTGCATCTGGATTTAGAAATGATGCATTCCCCCAAGATGATACTGGATACATCACTCATATCATTCCACCAAAAGAAATCCCGCTTACAGAAAACTCAATAGAATTCAGTTCTATTGATGTGAATAAAACTGTAGGTGTTGCATCAACTGCACACTTATTCTTGTATGATGAAACAAACGCAGATGTTCCTCCCGAAAACGTTCTTGAGGGATATAGAATCGGTGCAAGAGAAAATGATTCTCTGAAAGTACTTGTATCTTTTGCTGGGTCTGTTACTGAATATAGTTCTCGTATTGTAATGGATGGATCAACATCCAGTTCTGAAAAAGTATTTACAGTTGGTCGTAGTGCTACAGGAATCAATAGTATTGGTGCAACCTACGGAAATGGTACGAACGTAATCACTCTAACTCAACCACATACATTTATTAATGGAGAATCTGTCAGAGTTCTAAGTGATACTGGACAACTTCCTGATGGACTTCTACCAAATACTGTATTTTATGCGATTACTGCTGGTCTGTCTACAAATACCGATATTAAACTTGCAAAAACTTTAAATAATGCTCTGAACGGAACAGAACTTCCTATTAATGAGAAGGGTGGACTTCTGAAAGTAGTGAGTAGAGTATCAGATAAAAACTCTGGTGATATTGGTCACCCAATCCAGTACGATGCTACAAATTCACAGTGGTATATTAAGGTTTCAGCAGCATCAACTGAAAACACAATTTATAATACTATTGTTGGTCTTGGATCAACTGCTCTTGGTGATGCAACACCCAGAACATTTATCAGGAGAAAGTCGGATAATAGAAATGCAACAGACACACTATATCGTTTAAGATATGTAATTCCAAAAAATATCAACGGTGCGATTGCAAGACCTCCAAGTGATGGATTTATCATTCAAGAGTCCAATACATCAATCGGATCAACTAATGGTGAGATTCAAACTTATTTTGGATCAGGTTCTCTCCCAAATGAAAATGCTCAAAGGAACTTTAGAATTATCGCAGATGCAAGTTGGGATGGAACAAAAGTTGATGTTATTACAGAACTTCCTCACAATCTGATTGTTGGATCACAGGTTGAACTTGTAAATATTAAGAGTTCAACAAACCCAACAGGATTAGCGGGAACTTCTTTCAACAGAAAGTACGTTGTGACTGGCATCAGTAGTGCAAAGCACTTCTCTGTTGGTTTGACAACTAATCCAGGAACCTTTGCAAGTGATACAAGTGCAAGAACAACTGAACTTCCTTACTTCAAGAGAAAGAGATATACAAATACTTATTATGTTTACAGAAACCAAGAAGCCCAAAGATATGTAAGTGGAGAGCAAGATGGTATCTACTATCTTACCCTACTAAATGCATCAAACTCGCCTAATGTTGCACCATTTACAGATGAGAGTTATTCTCAACCAGTAAAAGAACTTTATCCTCAGACAAACAGAGATAATCCTGATACTGATCCGGGTGAAACAACTTCTTTTGCACTTTCATCTCTGATTGGTGATGTTGTCGTTAATGATGTAAGAAAAAGCGTAACAAAAGAAACACTTACAAAAGTTCTCCGTGATACTGATATTGGTGTTGGTGTTACTGATATTGTCTCAACGACGGGAACAGCACATACAATCTACACTACAATAGATCACGGATTAAATCGTCTGACTTCAGTAACTATCACTAATGGTGGTGCTGGATATGGATCTGGTAGTGCAGGTGATCTCTATAATGCTAAACTTGTAAGTATTGGATCTTCTGTTACTGGTCAATATGCAACTGCAAAGATTACCGTAAATGGTAGTGGAACTATTACTGCAGTCAAGATAATGGATGGTGGTAGTGCATATGGTATTGGTAATACCCTTGCAGTCGTCGGTGTTCAAACCGTAGCAGGATATTCTCAAGCAGTTGTAACAGTTAGCAGCACTTACAATAACGTTGGAGATACTCTCAGGGTTGTTGGAGTATCTTCTGAATCCTATGCTGGATACAATCAACTGTATAGAATTACTGGTGTTAATGTTGGATCATCAAAAGCAGTTACTGTTGAATCTGCAGAGAGTGTATCTGGATTCACAACAACTGGTATTGGTGTAACTCTAACTACTGGAGCATATACTTATCTGACTGGAGAAGCAGTTAGAATCAACAACCTTACTTATGATAATGTAAGCGGAATCGCTACCATTACTACTCGCAACAGTCACGGATTCAAGGTAGATCAGAAGGTTAAACTTGTTGGATTTAACGAGAGCACTTATACTGGAGACTTTGTTGTTACAGAAGTTCTTGATATTCTTGCATCTACACCAACATATAAGTTCTCTGTTAATATTGGTGTAGCAGATAGTGCCCCAACCCCAACAGGTGCAGGTACCACCTATGCATATCGTCTTGGATACACTTCAAACGATGGTGTAATCACGGAAAATAATGAAAATCTTGGCGGTAGAATGATTCCAAACTATGCAGGAATCACAACTACCTTATCTGCAGACGTACCTAACGTAACTACTGATGAAGTAAGTCTGACTGGTATTTCTAACTTGGATGTCAATATTGGAGATTACCTACTTCTTGATGATGAGATAGTAAGAGTCAAAACAACTACTACTGGTTCCAATCCACTTTATGTTTTCCGTGGAGTTCTCGGTACAAAACCAGCAACACATTCTATTAATGGAACCGTAAGAAAAATCTCAGTCAATCCAACTGAGCTCAGAAGACACTCAATCAACAGAGCATCTGGACATACCTTTGAATATGTTGGATTCGGTCCTGGTAACTACTCAACAGCACTACCTGATAAACAAGATCGTACAATCTCTGCTGCGGAAGAACTTCTTGCTCAATCTACTAAGAGAGAGGGTGGAATCAACTTCTACACAGGAATGAATGATAGAGGTATTTCTTACTCTGGCAATAAAAAACTAAGTACCGTTACTGGTATTGAAGAGATCTTTGATACTCCAGTACAAACAATTACTGGTGAAGATATTAGCGTTGTTCCTAATATTAATGTTCTGAATCCTCTTGAAGGTTTATTCAGTCGCTCAATCCGTGTTGAAGGTGGTCCTGACAATAAGGTTTCTTCTGAGTTTAATGGTCCTGTTATTGTTAATAATAAGTTAACTGTTAACTCACCTAAGGGTCTTGAGTCCAATAACCTTTACTTACAGGGTGATGCTACAGTTTCAAGAAAATACACAGTTGGTATTGCAACTCCTTCTCTTGCAGGAAATCCTGGTGATGTTGTTTATTATGCAAACCCAACTGCTGGTGGATATGTTGGTTGGATTTATACTCTTGATAATGACTGGTATCGTTTCGGTAATGTAAGCATTTCTAAAGATTTGAATATTGGAATCTTTGATCAGATTGGTATTGCAACTACTTCTCCTGGATTTAATAGATTACTGATTGGTTCTGGATCAACTCAGTTCTCAGTTAATAATGGACAAGTTGGTGTTGGAACAACTGGAAATGGATATGCTCTTCACGTTATTGGTAGTACAAATATTGTAGGAACAGTAACTGCTACAGCATTTGTTGGTGATGGTTCTGGCATTACAAATGTTAACGTATCTAACACGGGTTGGACTAATATTGGTGGGGGAATCTACAATACAAACTTGAATAATGTTGGTATCGGAACCTCAATACCAAGTTACAATCTTGAAGTTGGATATCCTGGTATTTCTACTTCTCTCTATGTACACGGTGAAGCAAAGTTTGTAGGATTCATTACTGCAAATAATGTAAACATTAGTGGTATTTTGACTGCAGCTGCATTTGATTTGGATAACAGTTCTACTGGAAGAATTAATGCAGGTATTATAACATCTTCTACGATTCACGCTGGTGTTGCACTAACAACTCTATATGTAAGTGGAACTGATGTTGGTATTGGTACTTCAGCACCAAGAGCAAAGTTTGATATCGAAGGTCACGCAAGATTTAAAACATATTCAGAAAATGTAGGATTTGTAACAGTTGTAGCTAATGTCTCTGTAATTGATTTGTCTCAAGCACAAACCTTTATTTGTACTGCAACTGCTAACATTAACCAGTTTACTCTGATTAATGCTCCATCGGGGTCTACTGAGTTTACGATTAGAATTACCCAAGATGGTACTGGTAATCGTTCTGTTGGTATTGATACGTTCAGAACATCTGGAGGTGCTGTGATACCTGTATATTGGCCTGGTGGTGGGGTTCTTCCTATTGTAACTCCAACTGCTAACAAATCTGATATTTACACCTTCAAGTTATTTGACGGTACTTCACTTACTACATCGGGAATATATGGAGTCGTTGTTGGACAAAACTTTGATAACTGAGGTAGACTAGAATGAAGCAAACGACTTTAGATTTAAACGGTCCAGTTCTTTCATTCACAACAAATCCAGTAGGAGTAGCATCCACCGGTGTTTTGCCAGGTGAAACTGGAAGTGGAATTGCTACTTTTACTGGTATTGCAACCGCAACATTCCCAAGTGGGATAAGTACAGGATCTCCATCTGCACCAACCAATCCAGCATCAAATACTGGTATTGTAACTTATCGTTGGTATGAGGTTGGCGTTGGTGCATTATCAGATAGTCAATATGTAACTGGAACTGGAACAACAACCCTAACATTATCCAGACTTATAACTCCAACAGATAACAGAAGACAGTTTTATCTAACTGCAGATTATATTTCGTCAGCTTATCAAACATCAACACCTGTTACTGCTGGAACAGCACGTTCAACAGGAAATGCAATTAACGAACCTTTGAGTTCTGGTATTGGAACTCTTACTGTTTATCCTTTGATTGAGATTGTTGCACAACCAACAAGCATTACTGCAATCATTAATGCAACAGCAACTTTTTCAATTAATAGTGGACTAACTGATGACTTTTTTGCTAATGATTTAGTCTATCAATGGTACTATAATGGATCTCCCATAACTGATGGAACAATTACGGATTCTCTTACTTCAACAACTACTACAACAGTAACTACATATGAAACAAGAGATCAAATAGTTTATAGAAATAGAGAAATAACAGAAAATAAGTCCGATACTAGAACATTTACATCTCCAGGGTCTATAACATTACATCCAACTTCTAATAATGTAAAAGTCAGAGTCGCTGGAGCAAGAGGTGGAAATGGTGGTTCTGATGCTGAAGCTGGTGGAGGAAGCGGCGCTGGAGGAAGATTTGGTGAATTTGATTATTCTCCTGGCGGAAGAACATTATCATTTACTATAGGTAAAAGAGGTAATGATGGGGAAAGTAATACGCAAAGTAGAGGGGGAGGACGTGGTGGTGATGGATTAAATCGTGGTGGTGATGGCGGAAATGCTGGAGGTCGTGGAGCATCAGGCGGTGGTGGAGGAGGTGGAGGATCCACAGGAGTTTATGATAGCAACTATGGATATCATACAATCATCGCTGCCGGTGGAGGCGGAGGTGGTGGAGGTTCTCTTCGTACTCCTGGACAACCCGCAAATCCGGAGGCAGGTGGATTTGCGCCTGATGGTAGAAATAGATCTGATGGAGCTCCAGGGCAATCCTGTCCCGGCGATTTAGATGGTGGTGGAGGTGGTGGTGGTGGTGCTGGAACCGATAATTCTCCAGGACCTGGAGGATTGAGACCAAGACAACTTGGAGGAAGATACGGACTTGATGAAATTCAACCAAATGGTGCTCCTATTGGAAGTCCAAGACCCGCATTAGGTGGCGGTGATGGAAGACAAATAGACGAAGGTTCTGGGTATGGAACTACTGGAGCTGTAACTTTTGGTGGTTATGAACGTAGTGCAGCATCATTTTCATTTAATGGAAGTCAAAATGATGGTGATGGATACGCTCAGGTTTCATATAACTGGACCGAAACAAGAATAGTTCAAGAAGAATACACAGAATCAGTTCAAGTTGCGATTCCAGTTACAACTACTGTAACCACATCATCTCCAAGAAACATAACATTTTCTGGGTCAAGAACACCATCGTTGTCTATCTTATCAGATAATTTAGTTGGACTTGCTACAGTTTTTTGCAGAATAACCTCTGCAACTGCAACAAATTCTTTTGTTTCTAGTGATATTGTAGAGTATAAAGTAATTTCATCTTCAGACAATTATTTTGTAAATCTAGAGCAAATTGGATCCACAAGTACTGCATCTTTAACTACGGTCAACTTACTAAACGGTGAGTATACAATTAATAGACAAGTTGCTTCCGCCAATATCAATCAAATTGTCTTTTATTCACCAGATAGAGACATTAATGTAGAGATGGATCTTTATGGCGGTAAGGGAACAAATAGTGGTTCAAATTCTGGTGGTGAGGGAGGATTTTCTAGAATTAGATTTACGATGAGTAGAAACGTAGAATATGTAATCACTGGATTGAATGAAGATATCGACACTCCATTTGTTTATAGAAAAGGACAGTTGATTGCTTGTGTTGGTAAAGGAGGTAATGCGGGATCTGGTGGAAGAGGTGGATTTGGTGGTGGTGTGAATGTTGGTGGTGAGAATGGATTTGGTAGAAGTGCAGGAGTTGGTGGTCAGGTGATTACTGCTGGTAACTTGGGCGGAAATGGAATCTTTGGATCATTAACTACTCTTTCTGCAGTTGCACCGGATACAAAAGCAATCGCACCAAATGCAGGAAGATCTATCAAGTGTACGAAGGGTGTTTATTGGCAACAGCAAGGAGTTTCTGCTTGCTCTGACGTTGGAACTACTCAGTTTAGATTATCTAATGGTACAGTTGTTACAAATACAGCATCCATAGCAAGAGGTTATAAAGCAGGATATAACATAACTCAGACTGCAGGAGCTGGAACTGGTGGTGGTAATGGAGGTAATGGTGCAACGGGTGGTAGTGGTGGATCTTCTAATGCAGGTGGTGGAGGTGGGTCTGGATATACTGATGGATCTGTGACTGTAGTGAACACTCAACTTGGTGGAAATGCAGGACCTGCAAGAGTCGTTCTGAGATATGTGAGTTAACTAAATAGTTAAAACTAACCGGGGGAGAGTGAACCCGAAATGGCTGTAAATAAGTCGTTCGTAATAAAAAATGGGCTTGAAGTCAATACTAACCTTATTCTTGCGAATGCAGAGACAAATAAGGTTGGTATTGGCACCTCAATACCAGAATATACTCTTCACGTTTTAGGTGGAGTTGGTGCAACCGATGCAAGAATTACTGGTGTTGCCACAGTTCTTAATGAGTTAAGAGTTGGTACTGGCGGTACAATCTTTAGTGTTATTGCAGGACCTACTGGTTTTGGACAATCGGTTGGTGTTGGAACTGCTCAACCAGCATTCCTATTAGATGTTCGTTCACCAGTATCTGTTGGTCAAACTGCACTTTATGTTCAGGGAGACGCAAGATTTACTGGTAATACCAATATCCAAAGTAATATTGATATTGATGGCAATATTAATGTAGGTGGCATTTCAACGTTTGTTGGATTTTCTACTTTTAATGACTCAGTTAATATTGAATCCAATCTATATGTTGGAGGTATTTCAACATTTGTTGGTGTTGGAAGTTTTTCAAATGATCTTTATGTTGCAGGAAATCTAACTCTTGCAGGTAGTGTTGAGTTAGATACTGACCTTTATATTGTCGGTATTGCAACAATCGGAACTCTTAAGGTTGTTGGATTGACAACAACAAGAGATCTTGAAGTTGTTGGATTCTCCACTTTTGTAGGATTTTCCACCTTTAATGATTATGTTTACATTCAGGATGGATTAAATGTTGCAGGTGCTGGTGGAACATTCGCATCTATTGATGTAATAGGTCTGACCACGATACGTAATACGCTTATATCAGGTATTACTACGATTACAAATACTACAGACTCCACAACTTTTAATAATGGAGCACTTGTAATTGATGGTGGTCTTGGAGTTGAAAAAAATGTCAATATCGGTGGTAACCTTGATGTTAGTGGAAACATTACCATCGGTGGTTCATTCTTCTCTCTGCAAAGCCAAGAAGTTTTTATCTCAAATAAGGATATTATTCTTGGTTTCACTACTACAGTTACGCCAAATGATGATACAGCAAATCACGCTGGTATTGCGATTGCGTCAACTGAAGGAAGTCCTTTAGTATCATATGCAGCTGCTGGAATCAATACGCTTCCAGACACTTACAAACAGATGATGTGGTTCAGGAGTGGTACTCTTGGATTTGCTACTGATATGTTTGGATTTAATTATGGTCTTGCAATCGGTACTACGTCAGTAGCGAACGGTGTTCGTCTTGCAGTAGGACCTAATGTAACAGTTACTGATAATGCGATTAATATTAATGGTATTGTCACCGCAACATCAGGAATCGTCACATATTATGGTGATGGTTCAAATCTAACTGGAACTGCTACTGGTTTAACAGCAACGATTGGTGTTGGTTCCGAATCAACTTTTGTTGGTGCAGGAGTTACTGAAATCTATTTTGCAACAACCACAGGAACAAACGTAAATGTTGTTTCTGCTGGAACAAGTGCAACCGTTACAATCACTCCAGGTGTTTCACTTGGTCTTGCAATCGCTCTTGGCGGTTAATAAATACTCTTAACACATAAAGAAAAATGGCAGAATCATTTTCCAACGCATTATCAAGAGCAGCAGGGATTGTAACCACCAGTTCCTCTGGTTCTATTGGAATCACAACTAATCTTATCACAGGTATTTCAACGGCAAGTGTTTCTGTTGGATACTTGATTGATAATGGGAACTTTATTGCAGGCACAAAGGTTGCTACGATTGGTGCTGGTCAAGTTACTGCAGATCGAAACTCAACAAACACTGCTGCAACTTCATCTCAAATAGTCAGATTCCTTGGTCCCACTACTGTTTATACTTCACCATCAGCAACGAAGAGTATTCTGATTGGTGGAACCTTTGCAAATAATACCAATAATCAAGTGAGTTTGACGGTTGAAGTTTTTGATAATAGTGCTGGAATTAGTGCTGCGATTGCAAGTAAGATTCCTGTTCCTGCTGGAAGTTCTTTTGTCATCTCTGATACTGGTAAGACTCTCTTAGAGGGAAATGATATTTTGAGAGTGTACTGTGATACTGCAAATGCGATCGATATTTCGATTAGTATCTTAACAGGAGTAGCATAATATGGCAGATCGTAACGGTTATATTGGAAGAGCACCGGGTGATTCGTCGGTAGTTGTTGCAAGGCAGATATTTGAACCAACAGGTGTAACAACTGATTTTACTTTTGTATCTGGATATACGATTGGATATGTTGATGCCTATTTGAATGGTGCAAGACTGATTGAAGGGCAGGATTATACTGCAACAAATGGATCTATTGTTAGTCTTGTTAGTTCTGCGACAAATGGCGATGTTCTTGAGTTGGTTGCTTACAAAGCATTTAATGTTGCAACGGTCGATACTGCACCTGGTAATCTAAGTGTAGGAAATAATCTAACTGTTGGTGGTGATTTAACTGTAACCGGTTTTGTAACAGCAAATGGTGGATATAATATTGGTATTCAATCTGCTGGAAATATAATTACATCTGGACCAGTAACAACTCTTAACTTTGTAGGAACTGGTAATACATTTGCTGTTAATGGAACAACTGTTGATATTAGTATCGCAGGTGGTGGTGGTGGTGGAGGATCCGGAGTCTCAACGACAGGTGTTTCAACTGCCGCTATTTGGTCTAATCCATCATTTATTACTACAAGTTACACTTTAGATGATGGAAATAATAATTATGGAGTCTTTGGTCCAATTTCTGTAGCAGTTGGTGCAACAATCAATGTTGGCGCAGGCAACACATTTGTAATCGTATAAGGAGGTTAGTAAATGTCTACTTTAAGGGTTAATAAAATTTCCAATTTTAATGATGATGGACCTGTAGAATTCACAAAAGGTGTTGAAGTGCCCGCTGGACAATCATTAAATGGAAACATAAATATTACAGGAGTTGTAACAGCAACTTCTTTTGTTGGATCTGGTATTGGAATAACAACCCTTGGAGTTCCAGGAGAAGTTTTCAATTCAAAAGCAATAGCTCTTATAATTATAACTTAATTCTATGTCTGTCACACAATCTCAAATTCAAGTAGATAGTATTGAAGCATATGATCCTGTAGGACCTGTTGTTGTTTCCTATGGTGCATCAATACCATCCGGACAATCAATAAGTGGATCTGGTGGTATAAATGTTGTAGGGGTTATAACCGCATCTGAATTTTCTGGAAATGGTGCTGGATTAACTGGTCTACCTGTTGCTACTGTTGGTAAAGTAATTGCTTTTACACTCATATCGTAAAATGACAAAAATAAAAGTTAATTCAATTGTTAATAAAAACGATGATGGACCAACAGAATTAAAGTTTGGTGCATCAATACCATCCGGACAATCAATAAGTGGATCTGGTGGTATAAATGTTGTAGGGGTTATAACCGCATCTGAATTTTCTGGAAATGGTGCTGGATTAACTGGTCTACCTGTTGCTACAAAAGGAAAATCTTTTGCATATAAGTATATTTTAGATGTACTCCCCTTTAGGTCTTAATTTTTTAATAAATAAATAAAGAAACAATTTTTTTAAAACTATGGCAGCTCCAAATATTGTAGGTGTAACAACTGTAACGGGAAAAACAACATATCTCAGCATTCCTAATACAAGCGCAAATGTTCTCTTAAGTAATGCAGCAAGTAGTAATTCTGTATATAAAGTAAATTCAATTATTGTTGCCAATGATTCGATTACAGGATCTACAACTAAAATAACTGTTACTTTTAATAATGCAGCTTCTGGTGGTGGAACAGCATATAACATTGCCAAAAATGTGGGAATAGCAAGTGAGTCCACTCTTGTTATTATGGATAAAGCATCTTCGATATATTTAGAAGAAAACAATTCTATAGTTGTTACGGCATCTGCGTCAGATTCTTTAGACGTAATTTGCTCATATGAAGAAATTATCTGATTTTTAAAATGCCAAGAACTATTGCTCCAGTTTCTAGATTTAATAGTGGAGAACCTGAAAGACAAATCTATAATGGCGTTATAAGTGGACCAGGAAGTGTGGTGCCTGTAAATAATATAATTTCCGGCGGAATATCACAACTTTCACAAACTTCCATCCACGTTCCATTAAACTTAAATTTAGAATTTAAAAAATCTATAATTAATTTATGCTCAAAATTATCAATTAATAACAAAGATAATACTTCCATTATTAATGCAGGATCATTAACAATTGATGGCCAAAGTTTGGGCAATTATGAATATATTGTCAAAAAAACAGATACTGATATAAATTCATTTACAAGTAGTGATTGGTTTTCTGCTACTGAAAACTCAGTTTCAAGTTTTTTGATTTTTAATAAAAACCTATCAATACCAAGTGGTGTAACATTTACTCCATCTGGTAAAAAATTATTTACTGTCATTTATGTAAAAGGTGATCTTTATTTAAATGGCACAATTTCAATGACAGGTAAGGGGGCAAACCATAGCCCTGCAGGATCTCCTTTAAGTGCATCTGCAATTTCAATTTTTTATGGAATTAAAAGTTCTATAGTTAATGGAAATGTTCCTGCCACAGGTGGTTCCGGTGGTAGTCCAGCATCAATAGGAACTCCTGGCGTTTCATCTGTTGGTGGAACAGGAACTTCTGGATCATCTGGAGGAACAGGTGGTGGTGGTGGAGGAGGAAAATCTTTTTGGACTGATGGATCAAATGGGCAACCTGGAACTTCTTTTGCGGGAGGACCTGGGGGCGGTGGCGGCGCAGATTATAATCCGGCAACAGAACAAAAAGGTTATACTCCAGGTAATCCATTTCCTGCACCAGTCATCCCACAACTAGCAGTCGGGCAGGGAGGCAAAGGTAGCAATGGTCTTGGTGGAATTGGTGCATATAATACCGCTCCAGGAAACTCTGGCGGCGGCGGAGGTGCAGGAAATCCTGGAGGTCCAGCTCCTGTTGCTATTTACGATGGCGTTACTGGCACTCCGGGAGGAACTGGTGTTGGAGGAGTTCTAATTCTTATTGTTCTTGGTTCAATATTTGGATCAGGCACTATTAGTGCTAATGGTGTTAGTGGAGGTGCGGGAGGAGTAACACCCGAACCATATTGTGGTGGTGGAGGAGGTGGATCTGGTGGCGGATCCGTAACTGTAATATGTGATAATGTTTCCTCCTCTATTACAGTTCAATCTAATGGAGGATCTGGAGGAGCATCTACAAACCCCTCTAGAGGTGGTACAGGTGGTTCTGGTGGAGCGGGCACGGCAAGAGTACTTAAATTAATCTAAGGTTAGAGTTATGAAATATCTATTTTACAACGTATATGGAGATGCAAATGAATTAATCTCCACAAAACCAGAAGATGTAATCGCCGTTTCTTATGGATGGGATGAAGATACTGAAACAAAGAGAAATCAAATTCTTTCTGAGTTAAATTTAAATGGAATATCAGGACTCCCCTCTTATGTTTTTCCACATCCCGAATATAAACGATTAATTCCAGAAAGACAAGACAGAAATTTAAATCTAGATCAAGAAGGAAATGTAATTTTTGATAAAAATGGAAATCCTACTTTTTCTGAAGATATAATTTTACTACCAGCAAAAGTTATTGATATTTCTTCGGGATATTTTGAAGTACCTATCTTTACAATGGAAAAACCGTGGAATTGGGACGAAATTTTAAGAAAAGAGAATGAAATTCTAATCGAAATAGAAAATTTGACAAATGAAGCTAATGCCTTTTTGCAAAATTCGTAAAAATTTAGTATAATATTATTAACGTCATGGTTAATAATGTCAAACGTAATTGAATTTATTTGTCCAAAAAGATATAAAAATATAATACCGGAACCAGTCCCTTGTTATAAAGAATTTCCAGAATGGTTTTCTTCCACTAAAAATATCTCAACGGCAAAATCAAAATGTCCATTCAGTTTTCTACACGATAAAAAATTAATTAAAGATACAAATATAAAAAAATGTCCAGGAATAACTGATTTTTTAAAAACTGGATATATTATTGAAAACTGGACTAATATTCTTGTAAGAAGTGAACCGCCGTCAGGAAACTTATACTTTGATTGGGAGCATAATTATCATGGATCAGTTGATTATGGATTGCATTCTTCTGAAGAGTATGATGGAATGACTGATGACGAGATACCGTTTTATAATGGATTTCATAAAATTTCTTCTCCATGGTATGTAAAAACTTCTCCAGGAGTATCCTGTTATTACACTCATCCTTTTTGGACTAGAGAAAAAAGATTTACTACAGTCAGTGCGATTATTCATACGGACGTAAGCCCAATATCAATAAAATGGTTTTTTGAGTGGAACACAATTTTAGAAAAAACTTTAAATTTAAATGAAATTGATAATGATATTCAATTTATAAAAAAAGGCACTCCATTGATAATGATATTTCCTTTTGTTAGAAATCAATTCAATATGAAAATAAATTATATAAATGAAGAAAAATTTAAGTCGGATATTGTAGACATTAGTTTTTTAAAAACACATGATTGGTTTGGAAAATCTTTATATAATACTTTTAGAAAAAATCAAAAAATAGAATTTAAATGAACATAATTCCAATTAAAGATCCTTTTCCTCATTTATTGATAGAAGATATTTATTCTGATGAAGAATTAATTTATATTTGGAAAGAACTTAACTTTTTGACGGCAAAAAATATTCTCAATCCCCCACATCTAACGGGATCAGCAACAGAAGATGGAAAATGTTTAAAAAACAATAATGCAGTTTTTCTTGATGATTTTTATACAAATAGAGATTCTTCTTATATCTTAAATCTTAATGCCAAAATATTTGATAAAAAGATTTTGAATTGTTATTCTGAACTGAGTTTTGGTTATAATTCTATAAAAAAAATTAACCATGATAGGACAATTATAAGTTATTATCAGAATGGTGATTACTATGATTCACATTCCGATGCATCTTTATATACTGCTATAACTTGGTTTTATAAAGAACCGAAAAAATATAAAGGTGGTGATCTTATTTTTTCTGAATATGATTATTTGGTAATCGCAAAAAATAATTCAACTATTTTATTCCCATCATTTGTTTTTCATAAAGTTGAAAAAGTTATTATTGAAGAGAATAAAATTTTTACGGGAAATGCTAGATATAGTATGTCTCAGTTTTTATATCTTATTCCATAATTTATAAATAACTAAAAAACAATAAGATGGCAATAGGACGCCCAGTATCATTAACAAATAATGTGGCTTCAAAAGTCATAAGTGTAACTGCAACCGCATCTCAGACACTTTTTAATGTTGATGGTGGTTACAGAATCAATCAACTCAGCGTTTTCAGAAACGGTGTAAGATTAGTTGATGGAACTGACTACACCGCAAGAGATGGTGCATCAGTTACTTTACTTTCACCAGCATCTGCATCTGATGTGCTAGAGTTTCAAATCTTTGATGATTTCCGTGTTGCTGATGCGATTGTTTCTGCAGAATCAGATCAAACAATCTACGGCAATCTAACGGTTACTGGTACACTTACAGGTGCATCAATCGGTATTCAGTCTGCAGGTACTGTTATTGGTGCTGCAACTACACTTAACTTTGTAGGAACTGGAAATACATTTGCAGTTAATGGTAATACGATTGATATCAGTATTGCAGGCGGTGGAGGCGGTGGCGGTCTTGGAACTGCTATCAACTATACTGATGGAACTCAATCACCATTCAGTTATATTGATGCATATGCAACAGTTACAGAAAATCTAGACCTAGACACATCAGTTGCTGGTGCTACAACGTCTTATATCGTTTCAGTTGTTCCAAATGTTGCTGTTGCATCTGGTGTTGCAGTTACCGTTGGTGCTGGTAAGACTATGATTATTGATATCCTTCAAATTGGAGATCTCTAATGTCAGACTTAAGAGTTACAAATCTAAGAGGTAGAACTGCAGGAAGTTCACCCACATTACCTGATGGTGTTGTGATTACTGGTATTGCAACGGCTACTACATTTGATGGTAATGCAACTGGTTTAACGGGTACACCAAATCTTGTTGTTGGAGTTATCACAGCAACAACATACTCTGGTATTCCTGCAACATCAGATTGGCGCGATAGTTCACTCTTCTAAATAGATATAAAACAGAAATAAGATGGCACTTAATAGAGGTAACTTAGGGTTTACAACACAGATTGGAGCAGGAGTCACCGCTGCAGTTTATACGGTGGGTTCGGCACAAACTGCTTATATTAAGAGTGTTTTACTTCATAATCTGAGTACATCTGGTACTCAAAACGTTAAGGTACACGTCGTTCAGAACAGCGGTGGAAGTGCTGGTACTGCATCATCAACAACTCAAGTAGCAAAAATCGGTATTTCAACAAACGATACATTTTTCTTTGAACCTGCATATCCAATCACATTAAGTGCAACTGGCGATAGTTTACAAGTTTATAACGAAGGAACGACAGCAAACTCTATTAATGTATTAGTATTAGGCGATAAAGAGGTCTGATATGGCATTTAAAAGTATTCAAGGAAGTGCAAAACAATCTCTTTTAGATTATTTTGTAAGTGGTAAAGCAGTTCAATATCATTCTGCAGAGAAAGGTTTTACTCAAACTTTATCAGGACTAACAGCAACTGGTGGTGTGATTAGTGATTATACTGATGGTTCAACAGTTTATAGAGCACACATCTTTACTTCATCAGGTACTTTTAGTGTAAGTGCATTAGGTGATTATGGAGACACTATTGAGTATCTTGTTGTTGCTGGTGGTGGATCTGGTGGTTATGCTCCTTCTATTGGTGGTGGTGGTGGTGGTGCTGGTGGATATGTAACAAATAAATCTGGAGACCCTTATGCTCCATATGCACCTTCATTTCCAGTTTCAACAACTGGTGGAAATGGGACTGGTGGATATACTGTAACGATTGGTGCAGGTGGAGCAGGTGGTTCTGCAATTTCAAATGATGGAAATCCATCATATTTTGGTCCACCATCAACACCAAATGGAATGACTGCATATGGTGGGGGAAGAGGAGGTGGATTTCATAATGGTGGACCAACAGCAAATACGACAGGAAATCCTGGTGGATCTGGTGGAGGCGGAGGAGCTGGACCTTCTGCAGGGTCTCCTGCGCCTGGTGGAACAGGAAGTCGTCAACCAGGAGGATCCACACCAACACCAATATCACCTCAAGGAAACAATGGTGGAGCTGGTATTTGGATTAATGCAATAACTGTTTCTTGCGGTGGAGGAGGTGGTGCTGGTGGCGTAGGATCAGATTATTCTGGACCTCCATATGCTGGCGGTAATGGCGCATCAGGACAACCAAGTAATATTAGTGGGATAACAACTCATTATGCTGCTGGTGGTGGCGGGGGAGGGTATGCTGATGCAAGTCCTCCGCATCCAGGAGGCACCGGGGGAAATGGTCTTGGTGGAACAGGTGCAAGTGGAACAGTCCCTCAGGGAGGAAATGGTGTTTATAGCACGGGTAGTGGTGGTGGAGGATCATCTCATAGCACTAGACCAATTACAGGATCTGGTGGTTCCGGAATCGTAGTAGTCCGCTACCAAATCGGACAACTCACAGCAACCGCAAAAGCAACTGGTGGTGCCATAAGTTATTATGGTGGTAAGACGATTCATACCTTTACGAGTTCTGGTACTTTTGCGACAGCACCAAACTGGACTGCAACTAATGTAGAGTATGTTGTAGTCGCAGGTGGTGGTTCTGGTGGATCAACATATCACGCGGGTGGTGGTGGAGCAGGTGGATATCTAGATGGGACAACTCCAATTGGAACACATCCAGTAAGTGTTGCTATTCAAGTTGGAGCTGGTGCTGCATCACCATCTGTTGGACCTAATGTTCCAGGAACTCAGGGCACTCCATCATATTTTGGAACTCCAATAACTGCAACTGGTGGTGGAGGAGGAGGATCTACTATAGGTAGTGCTGGTCCAGGAAGTTCTGGTGGTTCTGGTGGTGGTGGATCTGGATTTAGTGGTTCTGGTGGAAGTGGAACTCCGGGACAAGGGTATGCGGGAGGATCTGGTGGTCCTGGTCCTTGGTCAACGTCCGGCGGCGGTGGTGGTGCAGGCGGCGCTGGTACTGATGGTGCTGGACCATATCCAGATGGTGGTGCAGGACCTAATGCACCAGCAACTGCAGCAGGTGTTGGTGGATTAGGTAGACAAATTCCAGCAACATTTAGAAATCCAATATCAAGAGTTGGTGCTTCCGGACCAACAGGACCAGTTCCAGGAACTAATCCTGGTGGTGATACCTCAGGGTTGTATTGGTTTGCTGGCGGTGGTGGCGGTAACAGCGGACAATTTGGTGGACCAGGTGGAGGAAAACCATATCCTTGGACTGATTCACCAATAAATGATTCTTCTTTTGCCGGCGGTGGAGCGGGAAATAAGGCACAAGCAGGAAGCGGACTGCAGAGCACTGGCGGTGGTGGTGGTGGATCTGAAAGAAATTATCCTGTTTCTGGAAGTCCAGGAGTTTCTTACTCGGGTGGTTCTGGTGGTTCCGGAATCGTCCTCATCGCATATCCTTCATAAATACTCAAAAACAATAAGCTAATGTCAAAGATACAGGTTGATACTATTGTTAATAAAGAGGATACAGGAGCACCAGATTTTCCAAATGGTGCAACTATAACTGGTGTAGCAACTGCAACATCAATTAAAGTAGGAACAGCAGTTACCATTTCCTCTGGAGTTGTTGAAGCAACATCATTTGTTGGGTCTGCATCAAGTATGACTGGTATTACGGGTAAAGCTGCTGCTATGTCAATAGTTTTTGGATGATAAATACTACAAAAGAGGTATAATAGGAAATGACTGCTCCTAATATTGTAAATGTTGCGAGTATCACAGGCGTTACAACATTTATTGCTGGTATCAATACTGAGTCTGCTGGTGTTTCAGTAGTTGTATCAAATCCAGCTGCGAGTGGTAAGGTATTAAAGATTAACTCTCTGGTTGCAGCAGGACTTGGTAATACAACTGGTGTGACTGTAAAGTATTTTGGACAGGCAGCAGGAGTAGGAAGTTCAGTTTCGATTGGTGCAACACTTTCAGTTCCTACTTATTCATCATTAGCAGTCATTAGTAAAGAGAATGCAATATACTTAGAAGAAAATAGATCCCTTGGTGCATTTAAACAAGCAAATGCAGGAAATATAGACATTATTTGCTCTTATGAAGAAATCAGCTAAGGAGAGTAATAGAAATGAGTTATATTGGAAGAAGAATTGGTAAAGCACAAGATACTGCTACTGATCCTGGAGATGGAACTGGTGGTGGTCTTTTAAGTCTTTTTACAAACGGATATTTTCAAAGACAAGGTAACATTTATAATGCTCCTGGTGTTGCTCTACAAGGACTCACAGCAACTGGTGGTGTGATTAGTGATTACATAGATGGGTCTGATGTCTATAGAGCACATATCTTTACTTCATCAGGTACTTTTAGTGTAAGTGCATTAGGTGATTTTGGATCTAATGTAGAGTATCTTGTGGTTGCTGGTGGAGGTGGCGGTGGGGCTGGTGGTGGTGGAGGAGGTGGAGGTGGTGGTTTTCTTACTAATAAATCAGGGCACCCACTTGCTGGATCCAGTTACACGATTTCGGTGGGTCCTTATACAGTTTCCGTAGGAGGAGGTGGAGTAGGAGGTTCCGGACAAGTTACGGCCGGACCTAACATCCCGTTTAATGGGGTTTCCGGATCTGTTTCTGAGTTCTATCCAACTCCAGTTTCCTATCCATCACCTTCTTTTATTCGCTCGGACGGCGGTGGTGGTGGCGGCGCTTTTAATGAAAACGGTTTATCCGGAGGATCCGGTGGTGGTGGTGGAGAAGAAAATACACCTGGCGGAACACAACAACCAGGGGGTGCCGGCAATACACCTCCATATTCACCATCTCAGGGTAATCCTGGTGGTTATGGTCTTCGTCAAAGTGGACCAGATTATCTTGCCGGTGGTGGAGGTGGTGCAGGTGGTGCAGGACAACCTGCTCAAGCTGGATCTGCTGGCGGTGCTGGGGGTAGTGGTTCTCCTATTAATATTGAAGGAACAACTTATACTTACGCTGGCGGTGGCGGCGGCGGATCAGCTTCTGGAGGTTTTCAAGGAGGAAACGGAGGCGCCGGCGGCGGTGGAGGAGGAGGTGGAGATCCGATCGGTGCAGCTGGAGCGGGAGGACGCACGACTGGTCAATCAGGAAATCCTGGTCCTAATGCGAATGGAGGAAATGCTGGATACAGTACTGGAGGTGGTGGAGGCGGAAGTACGCACAGCAATTCAAAGGGTGGTAACGGTGGTTCCGGTATCGTAGTCGTTCGTTACCAAATCGGACAACTCACAGCCACTGCAAAAGCAACTGGTGGTGCTATTAGTTATTATGGTGGTAAGACCATTCATACTTTTACGAGTACAGGAACCTTTACTGCTCCTGGAAGTTTTAATGAAACTGTAGAGTATGTTGTTCTTGGTGGTGGGGCATCTGGTGGAGCCTGCGGCGCTTCTCAAGGAGGCGGTGGAGGAGGTGGTGGTGCTGGTTCATACAGAACTGCAACAACCACAATATCTGGTCCACAGGCAATAAGTATTCAAGTTGGTGCTGGTGGAGCATCACCAAAAACCCCTGGAAGTGCTCACGGGACAGTTGGTACACCATCATTCTTTGGGGTTCCAATTACTGCACCAACTGGGGGTTATGGTGCTATGGCAGATGCATCGCCAAAAACTGGTGGTGGTCCCGGTGGATCTGGTGGCGGCGGTGGCGGCGGTGGCGGCACAGGTACTAATGCAAATCCAGGGCCAGCAACAGGAGCTCCATTCCCAGGAACGATTGGTTCTTCACCTGCTTCCGGATGGGGTCACGCAGGTGGTGCGGGTGTATCTGGCGGACAAGGATATTCTGGTGGTGGTGGTGGCGGTGCTGGCAGTGCTGGTGTTAGTGGAACATTTGGAACTGATGGTAAAGGTGGAAATGGTGGTTTAGGTATTCAACTTCCTGCAACATTCAGAAACCCAACATCATCTGTAGGACATCCCGGTCCAACATCACCATTGGTAAATGGTGCAGATACGACTGGTAAGTATTATGTTGCTGGTGGTGGGGGTGGTGGTATAAATCCTTTGGGGGGAGGAACACCAGTTACTGGATATGGAGGTGTTGGTCCTGGTGTAGATACTTCACCATTTGCGGGGGCGGGAAATGCAGGAAAAAATAGTCCTGGTTCCAATGCACTTGAAAATAGTGGATCTGGTGGTGGTGGAACTGGTGGTGATAGTGCTGGATATTCTGGCAACGGTGGTTCCGGTATCGTCCTCATCGCATACCCATCATAAATAACTAAAAAGTATCTAAAATGTCGCAGTTATACGTTGATACTATTAAGAATAGAACAGGCGGAGCACCTACACTCTCTCAAGGTGTAGTTGTAGGTGCTGCAGCGACATTCTCAGGTAATGTATCAATTGCAGGAACAATAACTTATGAAGATGTAACGAATGTTGATTCTGTTGGTTTGATTACTGCAAGATCTGGTATTGAAGTAACTGGTATTGTAACTGCAAGACCAGGTACAGCAGTTACGTTTTATGGTGATGGATCAGGACTTACTGGAGTAAGTGCTTGGGATAGTTATGATTCTTGGTTATTTGGTAGTGGTGGTTGATTATAAATAACTAAAAAAAGAAGCTATGGCCCTGGAAAGAGGAAAACTGAGTAATATAGTTGTAGTTTCTGCTGGAAGCACAGTAGGGATTATTACTGTGACCAGTTCTAAAAAAGTTTATGTAAAATCTATAATGGCTCATGCGAGCACAGCAACTTCTGCTACTGCTCAGGTATACTTTATTCCAAGTGGTGGTTCTGTAAATGCCAACACAAGATTGTTTGATGTTGATGTAAATGCAGGAGAAACAGTTTTAATTGAACCATCATATCCTCTTGTAATTGATACAACTGGTGATAGTATTCAGGTTGGTGCAGGAACTTCTACCGTTAACTTCTTGATTACTGGTGATAAGGAGGTTTGATTTATGGCTCCCATTAGATCAAGTCTTGGAAGAAGTGTAGGAAAACTTTTAAACTCTTTTAGAGATAGGGATTTAAGTCTTGATAGTAGTGTGAGGACTAATAGAATACAACTATTTTCTGCAAGTGGTGGAACTATTTCTGAAGGAATAGCGCCAGGAAACGGATATAGATATTATGCTTTCATTTCTCCCGGAAACTTTATTATTGAGAATGGATCTAAATCTTTTGATATTCTTGTTATTGCTGGCGGCGGCGGCGGCGGATTTGCGCCAGCTGGAAATGGATCTGGTGGTGGTGGGGCAGGAGGAATATCGTTTCTTCCAAATATAACTTTGAGTTCTGGAACATATCCAGTTATTGTTGGAACTGGTGGACCGACAGGATCTGGACCTTTTCCAGGAGGTGTTCACGGAGTTAATGGTGGAGATTCTTCTTTTGCATCTTCTCCAAATCCATATTATATTCTGTCAAAGGGTGGTGGTGGAGGAGAAACACAAGGTGCTCCTCCTGGACCATCTATGGCTCCTGGTGGATCTGGTGGTGGTGGTGTTTCTTTTAGAACTGGACCACCAAACGCAATCCAACCTTCACAAAACTCTCACAACCCAAATATTTTAAACTACGGAAACACCGGTGCTTCTGGTAGTGGGTATGATCCCGGAGGATGGGGAGGTGGCGGTGGTGCCGGCGGGGCTGGAAATTTTGGACCCGGTGGCAATGGTGGACCTGGCGGTAACGGTCAACCATTTCCTGCATTTGCGGCACCTTTGGTTGAACTTCTTTTACCAGCACCAAACCGTCCTTCTTTTACTCCTGTTGTTGGACCAACCGGTCTTTATGGTGGTGGTGGAGGTGCTGGTGACTGGAGCGATGGCACTTCACCTACTGGAGGTCCAGGTGGAGGAGGGAGAGGTGGAAATGGATCTGGTGGATCTGGATCACCATCACCTGCTTTACCGGGTGTTATATATACTGGCGGCGGAGGAGGTGGAGCAGGTCCAGCTCCTCCAGGAAGTGGAGGAACTGGTGGACCTGGTATTGTTATCATCAGACACCTTGCATAAATAAAATACCTGAATGGGTGGTACTTTTCGGGAAGGAGGGTGAAAATCCCTCCTTTTTAGTATCAACTAGACATTCTCAAAAAACTCATATATAATATCGTTGAACACATAATAGGAGATTGAAAGTTGGCACTACAATCTGTATGGTACTACAGCCAAATTAATGAAGACATCGTAGATATTCTAGAAAGAGACGCAGTAGAACATTTTGATGAGCAAATGGGTGACAGCCGTTTACACGGCGATGCCCTAAATCGTGATAAAAGAAACTCACAAAATGCCTGGATTCCCACCACACACTGGATTGGTGGTTTTCTTTGGCATTATATTGAAAGAGCAAATCGTGAAAACTTCCTCTATGATATTCGCAATATTGATGGAGAAAGTATTCAATTTACAAAATACACAGAAGGACAGTTCTATTCCTGGCATAATGATGCAGGTCTAGCAACACATTATAAACCAGTATCAGTCGGCAATCGCGGTAATGGTCAAGAGATTGCACAGGACTTTATTAATGAAAACTGTGAATTGATTAGAAAGCTTAGTATAGTAGTGCAACTCAGCGACCCTGATGAATACGAAGGTGGCAACTTACAGATATTAGATGAAGCAAACAATAGTTATATCGTTCCAAGAAAGCGTGGAACTGTGATTGTATTTGATTCCAGAGCACAGCATCGTGTTCTTAAAGTAACTAAAGGCACACGCCGTTCATTAGTCGCGTGGGTTGTAGGTAAGAGGTGGTCTTGATATGGCAGAACAAATGACAGAACTGCAACTGATGATGCAGGAAAGGATGAATACGGGAACGACTTGGACTCGTAATGAGGAGTTTGATAAAAATGGTTATCTTGTATTAAAAGATCTTTGGTCCGCTGAAGAACTTTATCGTCCTATGCCCGAAGAGCGAGGGCAGATTAACTACTGGGGCAAAAAACCCGATCAATTTACTCATCAACCAGTAGAAATGCAAGTAGAAGGATCTCTTGCTGTATATTCTCATCCACAATATCGTGAAATTCATAGTGGCATTCGTCTAAAACTAGAAGAAGTAATTGGTCGTAAACTATACAACACTTATTATTACGACAGATGGTATTTTGACGCGCAGGCACTACACCCTCATGCCGATAGAGATGCCTGTGAAATCTCTGTAAGCGTTCATATTAGTAATAATATCGATACTGAATGGGGTTTCTGGATTAAAACACCAGATACTTATGCTGATAAAAAGAAGACACAGATATTAGTGCCCGGAGAAAAACGCCAGTTATTCTTGCAACCTGGTGATGGTATTCTTTACCGTGGGTGTGATCGTCCGCACTGGAGAGAACCGATGCCAGGTAAAGTAAGAAAAGAATGTAGAACTTCTGGAAGAAAAACTCCAAAAGCATTTCATCAGGTCTTTTTTCACTACTGCCTTGCTGATGGGCAGAGGGCACACTGCTATATGGATCGCGCCCGGTAGAGATAAATACTAATACCTGATTGGGTTGCACTTTTCAGGAGGAGGGTGAAAGTCCCTCCTTTTTAGTATAAATAATACTGCAACCCAAATCAGTAAAGAAATGTATTACACTTACGCATATCTGCGTGAAGACGGAACTCCTTATTATATTGGAAAAGGTAGTGGAGATCGGATTAACAAACCTCACGGCAGACCTTGTAGCAAACCACCATTAAATAGAAGAATAAAGTTAAAAACAAATCTCACCGAAAAAGAAGCATTTAGACACGAAATCTATATGATTGCCGTTTTTGGTAGAAAAGATTTGGGAACTGGTATTCTTTATAATAAAAGTAATGGTGGAGAAGGAAACTCTGGTCTTATAATGTCACAAGAAACCAGAGAAAAAATGAGTAAGTCTGGTAAAGGAAAAAAGAAACCACCAGGACACGGAGAAAAAGTAAGTAAAGCAAGAAAAGGAAAACCAAGTCCTTTAAGAAACAGAACACTAACAGAAGAACATAAGAAAAAGATTGGAAACTCTCACGCTAAAACGTTTCATTTTGTAAATCCAGAAGGAGAATTAATAGAAATAAGAGACTTGCAAAATTATTGTAAAGATAATAAACTCTCAAGAGGATATTTTTATAAACTTATGAGAGGAGAAAAAGAAGAATATCGTGGTTGGAGATTACCAGAATGAAAGCACCACTCTTTGAATATCCTTCTTATCAATACCAAATAGACGATTGGGACTTCAAAAAAAAGTCGCTACTCAAAAGAATAAACGCCCAAAACTTCATCCGCACAAGTCTCCAAACTTTTGAGACCGACAGAAGTACCAACAAGAAGTCATATTTACATTACTTTCAAGACCTCATCAGACCTCAACTCTTTGAGTTCTGTCAGGAAGCACAGGTAACTTGTAGTATGACTGATTGTTGGGCAGTACGATATAAACAAGGAGACCAACAAACAATTCATAATCATAAGAGTTGGGGATTCTCAGGAGTTCTTTATCTTGAGTATGACCCCAAAATCCATCAACCCACGTGCTTTGTTGCTCCTTGGCAGGATCCAAGAACTGATACAACAACTCTTGCATATCCACAGAATGTCAAAGAGGGAACATTAGTCATCGTTCCTTCTTATACACTACATTTTGTTCATCCCAATCAAGCAAGAAAGCAACGAACAATTATCTCTTTTGATTTATTACCTAAACTCCCAGAGCATCAATCAGTAGACCGCCTTTGATGGCGGTTTTTTTGTGAATAAATAACTAGAAAGTATCTAGAATAATGTCCAGAGTTAGAGCAAATCAATTTACAGATAGGGCAGGAACTGGAGCTCCAACATTTCCTTATGGGTTGACTGGTACAGCTTCTACAGCAAACTCATTAGCGACAAATGCTACTGGAACTAATCTCACATTAAGTGGTAACTTTACTGTTAATGGAACCACTACTACAATTGACACAGTAAATCTTGTTATAGAAGATGCAAATATTGGTATTGCATCAACTTCAGCAGCATCAAATCTAACTGCTGATGGTGCAGGTATTACAGTCTTCGGTGGAAGTGATGGGAATAAAACTTGGACTTGGGAAAGAGATACTGGATGCTTTGAATATTCAGACCCAAATAAGTTCAAGGGTGTTGTAGAAACTGTAGCAGTTGGTGCGACTTATGACTTAGGTGGTGGTAGAGTTGTTCTTGAGTTGGATGTCAGAAACGCAACGACATATACTCACAGTTTAGCAAATGGTAATGTGGGTATTGTTTCGTTCAAGAATATGCCTGCTGATACTGGTGTTCAGAACGGTAGCACAATCACCGTTCTATTCACTCAAAACGCAACAGGAACTGGTAATACTACAGCAGCAACAGGTATTGGAACTAACTGCTTTGTTGTTGGTTATGAAGATGGTGCAACAGTTGCAGGTATTTCTACAAGAGCACTTGTCGGATCTGCAACAACAGTAACTCTTTCAACAACTGCAAGTGATGTAGATTTTGTTTCGTTCTTTGTACATTATAACGGTGGCACAAATACAACAGCATCAAGTTATAAAGTTTATGCCACCAAGAACGGGGGATTTAGACAAGGTAGCATAGGAGTTTGATATTATGGCACCTATTTTTACTGGGTTAAAGTTAGGATTTGGTTCCGGTGGCGGCGGTGGGGCAGCACAATTACCTCCAGTATTAGCAACTGGAGGCACATTAACAGAGTTTGTTGATGGTGATGTCACTTATGTAATGCATTCTATGGTAAAATCTTATAGTGGAAATGCTGACACTGACTATGCTGCAGGAAATACACCATATACATTCCAAGTAACTCAAGTTCCTGCAACACATCCGGGTGTGATGACAGTTTTGATTGTTGGTGGTGGTGGTTCTGATGGGGCAGGTGGTGGAGGCGGTGGATCTGTAAAGTATTCTACAACATACCCTTTAACAGTAAAATCATATCCAGTTTCTGCAGCTACTTGCGGAAACCAAACTCCCGCATATCCAGATTCTGGAAATCCGGCAAGAGCATCAAGTTTTGATGGATATTCTGCTGGTGGAGGTGGAAGCGGTGGAGATTCTGCCGGTGCTCCAGGTGGTGCTGGAGGACCACCTGGTGGTCCTGGTGGTGGACAAGGTGGATCTGGAGGAGGAGCAAGTGGTGGACCAGGACCAGGAAACCCAGCTTCACCAAACGCACCAGTTGGACTTACTCATTATGGTGGATATAATGGTGGACCTGCTGGAGCTGGACCAAATCAAGCAGGAGGTGGCGGTGGTGCGACTGGTGCTGGAAGCGGTCCTCCAGGAAATTTTGGTGGTGCTGGTGTTGGACCTTCTATTGTTCCCTCAACTACTTTTCCAACGATGCCTGGATATTGGGGATATGGTGGTGCTGGAGAAAATGGAAATAGTCAGGCTTATCCGTTAGCAATAGTTGGAGATGCTAATAGAGTTGCTGGAACTGGTCATGGCAGTAGTGGGGGAACAGGTCCAGCAGACTATAATGGCCCGGGAACACCAGGAGGTGTATTTGTTAGATATCAAAAATATGGTTAAGAGATTTAACAGATAATATAAATAACTAGAAAGTCATAAAATGACAAGAGCAAGAAACCTAGCAAGATTAGGTAATCAAAATATCATTACTGCTGATACTAACTTTAATGTTGGTATTGGCAGTACAACACCAGATGCAAAGTTAGATGTTGTTGGTATTGTAAGTGCTACTGCATTCTATGGTGATGGTTCAAATCTTGATGGTATTACCTCTGCAGGTTTAGGAACTGCAGTAGAGGCAGGTTCTCTTTATGGTGGAGAGCAGATATATTACACCAATACAGTATTAGGTATTGGTGGAACCGTTACAGTTGATCCACCATCAACATCAAATGTTGCCTATACCCAGTATGTTGATATTGCAGTTGATGAAGGTGCAGACTTAATCATCGCTGATGGAGATGACTTAGTACCTGATATTCTTGGTATTGGAACTGATGGAATTACAGTTCTTCCAGGAAATGGTGGTAGAGTTCGTGCTGATAACTTTACAAACAAAGCAGGAACAGGAGCACCAACATTTCCAAATGGAGTAAATGTAACTGGTGTTGTAACTGCTACAAGTTTTAGTGGAACAGTCCCTTCATCAAATTTAAGTGGGGCATTACCGGCACTTGATGGTTCTGCACTTACCAATCTCAATATCCCTGCAGGTTTCAACGAACTTGATGCAGCTTTGTTTAACTAAATAACTAGAAAAGCATATACCGATGGCACTTCAAAGAACTAAACTATTAGGGATTCAAGCAGTTACTGGTATCAATACCGTAGGCATCTTGACGGTTGGTACTACTGCAACTGCTGGTGGTGTTGGTATTGCATCAACCACTTATCTTCGTGGTGTGGTGATGCACAATACTGGACTTGCGACTTGTACTTCATCACTTTATGTTTATCCAAGTAGCGTTGCGGTTTCTGGTGCAGCACAGACGGCATATAGATTAGCAAGAGTTGACCTAGCAGCAAACGAAACTTTCTTCTTTGAGATGAACTATCCATTAGTTCTGGTTAACCAAGAAAAAATTGTTGTAGAAGTTACGCAACCATCAGCAACAGTTGGAGGTGCCGGTATTGGTAGTGTCGTAAACTATCAAATCCTTGGTGATACTGATATCTGAGGTAAGTAGAAATGGGTGCAAGAAGTTCGAAGATAACAGCACAAAATAACCGAAGCGACGGGCACTTACTAGAGTACTTCCGTAATACTTTTGTTCGTGGTGGCGGCGCAGCAGCACCGGTGACACTAACAGGACTTACTGCAACTGGTGGTGTCATTAGTGATTATACTGATGGTTCATCTGTTTATAGAGCACACATCTTTACTTCATCAGGTACTTTTACTGTAAGTGCATTAGGTGATTATCCTGCCGCTGTTGATTATCTTGTTGTTGCTGGAGGAGGTGGAGGTGGATCAGGAAACCCGGGATCGGGTGGTGGTGCTGGCGGCGGCGGTGCCGGTGGATTTAGATCAAGCACCAATATTCCAATCAGTGCTTCTTCATATAGTATAGTTATTGGTGCAGGTGGTGCCGCTGCAATTGCTGGTAATACAACCGCAGGTGGTAATGGCGTTGATTCGGTATTTAATCCAGCAGGTATAGAAAATTCTACTAAAATTACTTCAACGGGTGGTGGAGGAGGTGCTTCTTCATCTAGTGATACAACTTTAAGAGCTGGATCTGGTGGTTCTGGTGGAGGTGGTGGTAGAGGACCCGCTAATGGAAGTAATCCAGGTGCAGGAGGAAATAGTCCTCCGAGAACACCACCACAAGGAAATCCTGGCGGAAATGGATATCATAATGCGTTGATTTCTTCTGGTGGTGGTGGAGGTGGTGGTGCTGGTGGTGCAGGTTCTAATTCACCAATAGCAGGAAATCCATCACCAGCTGGTAATGGTGGTGATGGATTTCCGAATGTTTATGCATTTGGACCAGCAAATCCAGTAACGTATGCTGGTGGAGGTGGAGGAGGAAAAGACGGACCTAATCCTGGTGGAACTGGTGGACCAGGTGGAGGTGGTGCAGGAGGAGGATCTGGAGCAACAAATGGTGTACCTGGGACTTATTCCACTGGTGGTGGAGGCGGTGGAGCTGCTGGATCAGGTGATCCTGGTGGCAACGGTGGTTCCGGTATCGTAGTAGTCAGATATCAAATCGGACAACTCACAGCAACCGCAAAAGCAACTGGTGGTGCTATCAGTTATTATGGCGGTAAGACCATTCATACCTTTACGAGCACAGGAACATTTGATAATACAACAGGATCACCTTTATCTGTAGAATATGTTGTTATTGGTGGTGGAGGAGGTGCTGGATTTGGTGGTGGAGGTGCTGGTGGATTTAGAACAGGAACTGGTTTAACCATATCTCCAGGACCAAATGCCGTTACTGTTGGTGCTGGTGGACGTGGTGGTGCAGATGGAAACGGAGGAACATCATCATTTGGACCCATTTCCTCTACTGGTGGTGGTTCTGGAAACTGGAGTGGAAGAAATGGACAACCAGGTGGATCTGGTGGTGGTGGAGGAGCACAAGCAGGGTCTGGAACTGGTGGAACAGGAAACTCTGGAGGATATACACCATCAGAAGGAAATCCTGGAGGAAATGGAGCGGATGTTGGTAATCCAGGAAATGCCGGTGGTGGCGGCGGCGGTGCTACTGATGCAGGTGTTGCTGGATCTTCTGGAACAGGTGGTAGAGGTGGATATGCAAAGGCAGTTCCATCAACTTTCCAAAATCCAAGTGCTTCAATTGGATTTGCTGGACACCCATCTCAACCAGTAATCACCGGAGGATATTATTTTTCTGGTGGTGCTGGTGGCGGTGTTAACTCTCCAGCTCCACCATATGTTTTTGGATCTCCTGGTGGTGGTGGAGCTGGTACTGGGGCAACAAATCAACCTTTCGCATTATTGTCGGCACAGGAAAACTCTGGATCTGGAGCGGCTTGTAGTCAGGGTACTACAAGTGTTGGTAATGGCGGTTCCGGTATCGTCCTCATTGCATATCCTTCATAAATACCCCAGAACCACTTTTCAGGTTCATAAACTTATAGTATAATAAATACTTTCACACTCATAATCATTCATATAGGAAAACGATGGCACATTTTGCTTGCTTAGATGAAAATAACGTAGTAACACAAGTTATCGTTGTTGCTAACGAAGATACTTCTGATGCTAACGGAGTAGAAGTAGAAGAAATCGGAGTTGCATTTTGTAAGAAACTCCTAGGTGCTGATACTCGTTGGAAGCAGACGAGTTATAATAATAACTTCCGTGTGAGATACGCAGGGATTGGCTACAGTTTTTCAGAAGAACTCAACGCATTTATCCCCCCACGCCCATTTGAATCGTGGGAACTTCAAGAGGAGACCGCAGATTGGCAATCGCCATTAGGACCTGCACCTACACTCACAGAAGAAGAGATTGCATCACGCTCATTCTATCGTTGGGACGAAGATGCATACCAAGCAGATAACACCACCGGATGGGTACTAGAAACCCCACCAGCACCTGAAGAGGAGTGATAAATAACTATTCCTGAATGGGTAGCACTTTTCAGGTAGGAGGGGCAGAAATGCTCCTCCTTTTTAATATAAATATTATTGCTACCCATTTTAAGGAATATGAACTACCTCAAGGGATACTTGTCTCTCATTCGCAAGGCAGAAAGACGCGGATGGGACAGAAAAACTGCTCCAGTAATGACTGAAAAGCATCATATATTTCCTCGTTCAATCTATGGAAAAGATAGAGGAGGAACAAATAAAAGATGTGTCTATTTAACACTAAGAGAGCACTATATTGCACACGCTCTTTTAATGAAAGGATTTATAAAAAGATATGGAATAGATGATGATAGATCTGCAAAGATGATTTATGCTTTCCATATGATGAATATTATGCGTGAGAGGATTGGATATCCAAACTCTTATTTGTATGAAACATCAAGAGAACATTACATCAATATGCGTATCGGTAGAAAAAGGAAACCATTTAGTCCAGAGCACATAGAAAAGTTAAGACAAAGGGGTTTGGGCGAAAACAATCACTTTTATGGTAAGAAACACAAAGAAGAAAGTAAACAAAAACAAAGAGAAAAAATGATTGGTAAATATGGTGGAGAAAACTCTCCCTTTTATGGAAGAACTCATACTGAAGAAGCAAAGAAAAAAATAAGTTTAACTCATAAAGGAAAAGAAATAACAAAAGAGAATAGAGAAAAATGTTCTATTGCTATGAAAAATACAATATGGATAACTGATGGTACAAAATCTACTAGACACAAAAAAGATAAACCAATTCCGGAAGGTTGGATGAAAGGTAGATTGAAAGGAAATAAAATGTGGATAAACAATGGTATAAAATCCACTATACACAAAAAATACCAACCAATTCCTGAAGGATGGGTGAAAGGTAGATTGAAGTGGCAAAAAGCACCTGCTGAATAAGAATCAAAAGGAGGTTTAAGACCTCCTTTTTTTATGTGAATAAATAACTAGAAAAGTATAAGGTATAATGGCAATCTCAAATGCCTCTCGTCTAGCAGATTTTGGTACGGGCATCGGTACAGAAGGTGCTGCTATTCAAATTGATAATGTAAATCAGCGTGTTGGTATTGGAACCACAAATCCACAAGGAACATTAC